CGGCAAGCGCACCGCTCCGGTTGACGAGGTTGAAGATTGGTAATTTAACCCTTCCCCGCTTGTTGTAAAATACAAACGGGGAACATAAAATGATAATTAATTTTGACGCGCCGTTCAATCCGACATCCATCGGGCAAACGAGCTTTAACATCTATCGGGAATTAAGTAAAAACAACGATATTTGCCTTTTCCCGGTTCAAGATCGAATCGATTTGGGATGTTTTTCCGTTTCCGAGGAGGAAAAAAATAGAATTAGTAAAAACTCTAAATTCTCTGAAGAGAATTACAATCGTGAATCGCCGTCACTTGCAATCTGGCACATTCGAGGCTCCGAAAAAGCCATTGGTTCAAAGCAAAATCTGCTTACGTTCCACGAAACAGACACGCTTACCACTTATGAGGCTTCAAGATTGTCTCAGCTAGATAAGGTGTTTGTAACGAGTCGATACACAAAAAATGTGTTTGACGCACATCTGAAGGGTTCAACAGAAGTAATTTACTGTCCATTGGCTTTCGATTCGAATTCATTTCACAAAATTGACAAAGACCCGAAGGAAGAGGTTATCACCTTTGGCATTCGTGGCAAAATCGAAAAACGTAAACACACATTAAAGGTTATTGCGGCATGGGCAAAAACATTCGGCGGCGACCCACGATTTAGATTGGATTGTTCGGTGCATAATATGCATATGGATGAATCCCAAAATAACGCCATTCTTGACGCGATGCCAGACCGGACGATGCCTTGGAATATTAATATTTTGCCGTTTCTCCCAACGAACGATCTTTACAACAAGACTTTAAATCAAGCCGATATCGATCTTACAGGCATGAGCGGTTGCGAGGGTTTCAACCTTCCCCTTTTTCAATCAATGTGCCTTGGAAAACAAGTAATTGTATTAAATGCCCACGTTCACAAAGACTTTTGCAATGAAAGCAACTCTATTTTAATTAACCCAAGCGGAATGATTGACGCGGAGGACGGAATGTTTTTCGCGAAGGGGCAAACGACAAATCAGGGTCAATGGTTCGATTTCGATGAAAAAGATCTTATTAGTGCCATGCTGCTTTCTGTTGAAAGGGCAAAAGTCAACAATTTCGAAGGCGAAAAACTTAAAGAGTGGACGTTTGAAAAAACCGCCAATACAATTTTAGAAAATATTATTTAATGCCGTACTACGTTTTTGTAAACCACGAAACTCAGGAATATCGTGATGTGTTTTTCCAAATGAATGACCTTAAGGAGTATTTTGGTTCCGAGGAAGAGATTGCGGAGCTTGGAAAATCCGAGTGGAAGCGCGTTTACTCAGCGCCACAAATGGCAATCGATGTGAAGGTAAACCCTTTCTCAGGAAAGGATTTTGTTAGAAAAACTCAAAATGCCAAAACCTATGGAGAGCTTTTCGACCTTAGCAAAGAAATGAGCCAACAAAGGGAAAGCAAGCTTGGAGCGCCAGATCCGCAGACAGAGAAAGCAAAAGAGAATTTTTACAAACCAAAAAAACAACAATGAGGACTATAACGAGGGACTTCTTTTCGGAAGTTTTTGATGAAGCAATTTTGGATTACACTCGGAATCGATTCATTTCGCCGGAAGAATGCGATGAATTAAAGGCCGCAATCACATTAAGATTAAATGAAAAGCTCGAAGATGAGATATTGGATAATGCCAAAATCATTCTGACTTTCAGCGGAATCTAATGCCAAAAAACGTAATTATCACCGGAGCTAGCGGACAGCTAGGCAGCTACATGGCCGAATTCATCCTTGAAAACACTGATTTTCAAGTTGTCGCCGCTGTTAGAAGAGCGGGGCTTGCCAATTACAATAAAAATTTAAAACAATGTATTACTAATTATGGCGATAGAATTAAGGTTGTTGGCCTTGATATCACCGATAAGTCAGCGGTGAATTCGTTAATCAATAACGAAAGTCCGAATTATTTTATTAATTTTGCCGGAAATGGCTCCGTTGAGGATAGTTGGGTTTCCCCATATTCCAGTATCGACGCGAATCTCAATGGGGTTTTACATCAGTTAGAAAGTTTGCAACTCCACCCTTATTGTCGTTATATTTCAATGGGAAGCTCTGAGATTTTTGGAAAAGTTCATTGCGATCTTCAAGATGAATCAACGCCAGCAAACCCAAGAAACCCTTACGGAGTTGCAAAGGGCGCGGCGCAAACATTAATTAGATGTTATCGGGAAAAATACGAGTTGTTCGCATCCGAAGCCATCCTTTATAATGCTGAAAGCCCGCGAAGATCAACCGCTTTTTTGAGCGGAAAAATCGCATCAGGAGTTGCAGAAATTAAAAATGCAATTGATTTAAAAAAGAAATTCCGCCCGATTGCTGTTGGTAATCTGGAAAGTGTGAGGGATTGGAGTCACGCATCTGATTTCGCCGACGGAATTTGGAAAATCCTCAACGCGCCAGAACCAAAATCCTATATTCTCAGCTCTGGCAAAACCCATTCCGTTAGAGAGTTCATTGAAAAATCTTTTAGGACCGCTGGAATTGATTGCGCTTGGCAAAGATGGTTCGGAGAGGGCAGCGAAACGTTAGAAAGTTTATACGGAACATTGGTTACAATCGATCCTCTATTTTTTAGAGGGAGAGAAGAGTTTAGCCTTTGCGGCAATAGTTCCTTGGCTCGCACTGAGTTAGGTTGGAATCCAAAGTATAATTTTGATTTGATTATTGAAGAATTGATTGACCACGCGATATGCCAGACGAAGAGTTAATTCCCGGGCAAGAAAAGTTCGATGCCTGCAAATTTAGAAGCACGAATCAGGAGGAAATCGGGGATTTCGGATGCTGCGGAAATAATACCCTTCACCTTGGATACATTTGTTTCCGACGAAACATAGAAGACCTTCAACCGCTACACTGTTTGGAATGCAACTTATACAAACAAAAAAGAAATATTTAAAATTATGGCAAAAGAAAAAACAGAAGAGTTCCCCAAAGAGAAAAAAAATCCGCTAGAGTTATTCCTTAGCGAATACAAGGACGATCATTATAATTTTTGCCCAGAAGTATCGTTTAAGGTATCTAGCGGTAGCATAGAACTTGACCTCGCCATGGACGGAGGTTTCACGCCGGGAATCCATCGATTCGGTGGAGCGAGTGAATCTGGAAAAACGAGCCAAAGCCTTGAAGTCGTAAAAAACTTTCTTCAATCAGTTCCGAATTCAAAAGCCCTTTACGTTAAGGCCGAGGGTAGAATGTCGAAAAAGATGCAAAAAAGGAGTGGCATTAAATTCGTAACCGAACCGAAAGAGTGGGTTCCGGGGACATGCTTTATTTTAAAATGCAATGTTTACGAACCTGTCGCTCAATTTATTTACGATTTAATTAAAATTAATCCAGATAATTATCGGTATGCGTTTATTATCGATAGTCTCGATGGAATGATGAAGAGATCCGATTTAAACAAGGATTTTACGGACGCCGTTCAAGTTTGCGGACCTAACGTTTTAACAAAATTATTATTTAAAAAGGTTTCCCTTCCTATGTCTGAGCTTGGACATATGATGATTGTCATTGTTCAGGTTATTGCAAAAATCGAAGACAAATACGCGATTAAGGAGCAGATGGCAATTAGCGGCGGCGGCGGAAATGCGGCAATTCATTTCGCCAATTATATTCTGACATTCAAACCAAGATATAAAGAGGGACTTATTCTTAAAAGCGGAGATAAAGCCATTTTAGATTTTAGCGAAACAAATGTCATCGGGCATTGGGTAGGAGTTTTATTGGAAAAGACGGAAAACGAAAAAAGCAGATTACTGGTAAAGTATCCAGTCCTTTACTCTGCGGACGGAGAAGATGGACGCATTGCGACAGAGCTTGAAATTAAAAAAATGCTGTTGATGCTTGGCTTTATAACAACGGGTGGCGCGTGGATTTATTTTTCCGAAAATGCACTTGCAAAAATGCGGGAGGCCAAAATAGAGGATGTTCGGGACAAGGTTAATGGTGCGGCAAAATTTGACAAATATATATCTCAACCAGAAATTTTGAATTTCTGGAAATCGACCCTCAGTAATTATATTTCCGCAAAAGATCTTGTATGATAATTACAAACGCAGGCATCGGATATAACGGACGATTGGGAAATCAGCTTTTCCAATTTGCCTCCCTGTATGGCATTGCACGGCGTTGCGGGCTTGAAGTGGCACTGCCCTTCTCTAACATGCTTGAGAGGCTTGAAACGGGCGCTGACGGGCTGGAAAGGCCCGTCAAGTTCAACCTGCCCGACATATTCGAAGGGGTTGGCGAATTTGTTGATCTCAATATTATTCGCGGCCATTTTCGAACACTATCAGAACAATCGTTTACTTATGATTCGTATCTAATGACGGAGTGCGTGGCGCATGGAAATATCAATCTTCACGGCTACTTTCAAAGTCCAATGTATTTTGATGCATATCGGGAAGATTTGTTAGACATTTTGGAGTTCAATCATGAACTTATAAACTTCAAGAGGGGCAAACCGCTAGTTTCTATTCATGTTAGACGTGGCGACTATCTAGCCCTTCAGAACAATCACCCTGTTTGCTCTCACGAATATTACGATACCGCGATTAATTATTTCGACGGATGCAACTTTATGTTTTTCTCGGACGATATCGGATGGTGTAAGGAAAATTTTGTTGGACCGCAGTTTTTATTTTCTGAGGGTTTCAGCGAATCCGAAGATTTGCAGCGCATGAGACTTTGCGATCACAATATCATCGCCAACAGCACCTTCAGTTGGTGGGGCGCTTATTTAAATAAAAATAAAAGAAAGGAAATTATTGCGCCGCGCCGTTGGTTCGGGGATGATTATTCACAAAATAACCCTAGGGAGGTTTTGTCAATCGCAACAAAGTTAATCTGATGCATAAGTTAGTTTTATACTATAACGAAAAGTTTGAAGAAAAAGCGAAGAGGTTGGCAAGCAAAGGTCGATTGTATTTTGGCGAGGTAATAGAATATAAAGAGGAGTATTTTAAGCAAACTTCGTTTTATAATAGGTATTCTTATATTGCACAGGAAGAAAGGGGCGCGGGCTATTGGATTTGGAAGCCCTATATTCTTCTTGACTCAATTACAAGATCAACCGATGGGGATGAAATTCTATATTTGGATTGCGGCGACGACTTTAACTTTGATATCAAAAAAACTTTGAGCCAGTGCCTTAGAGATAGTGATATATGTTTAACTGCCGGGTCATTCAAATCCTCTAAATATACGAAAAGAGACTGTTTCGAAATGATGGAGTGTGATGAAAGAAAGTATTGGGATTCAATACAGATTGAAGCGGGGGTAATCGCATTTAGGGCGAACCAAAACTCAAAGAGAATATTTAAAGAGTGGCTTTCGTATTGCTGCGATGAAAATATCTTAACCGACATTCCAAATATTTGTGGGAAGCCGAACTTTCCAGATTTTATTGATCACCGTCACGATCAAAGTATATTAAGCAATCTTGCTATAAGTTTAAATCTAAAAATATCCCAAGAAATAAGAAAATCCGTAGTTTGCAACGTAAATGATTAGTATTAATCTTACAATCCACAACAAAGGTTTCCTTTTGGAAAGGGTGCTTGACGCCATTAAACGCCTAACCGTTCAAGACTATGAATTAATTTGCGTTTTGGATGGGTGTAACGATAATTCCGAAATAATTCTTGACACGTTTATAAGTCAAAACAAAGACATCAAAATCAAGAAACTTTCCGCGCCAAACGTGTTTGAAACAAAGTCGAATAATCTTGCCGCTTCGGAAAGCACGGGCGAATATATAGTTATTGTTCAAGATGATATGATTGTAAACGAATTAGGGTGGGACAAAAGACTTCTTAAGCCGTTTCAAGCTTTTGATGATATATTCGCTGTAACTGCGAGAACAGCGCATAATTGGATTGCAAATCCCAACTCAAGCCACTTATTTGAACCTAACGGAAGAAGCGATTGTTGGAGTGACATTTTATTTCATACGGATCACGCAAACAGCGCCAACTTGAGTAGGGATATCTTCGGAGTAAGGGATTGTGTTAACCGTGGGCCGTTGGCTATAAGGCGCGATGTGTTTGAGCAGGCAGGGGGATTTGACGAAGCTTTCTGCCCGCAAGACAGCGACGATCACGATTTATGTTATAGGGTTCGCGCTTCCACGGGTTTTAGATGTGGTTGTTACCCTATCGAATTTATTTGTGATGATTCTTGGGGCGGAACAAGAGAGGGCGGACAAACTAAGCCTTGGATGCTACAAGCCAATCAAAAAAATACCAGAACACTTTACAATAGACACAGAGATATGATCTCGCAATCGCCAAAAAACGAAAATAGAATACTAATCGATGATAAATAGAATATCTCAAGATAGATGGGCGGAAGCGCAAATTAGCGAAAGAACATTCCATCAGCAAAAATTTGAAGAATCAGCGAAGCACTACGAAAAGGCTTATGAAAATTACTTTCGATACACCGGAGTAAACAGAGACTTAAAAGGTTCATCTGTTGTGGAGATTGGTCCTGCAAAGGTAGCAGGACTTTATTTCTGTGAGAATTATGGTGAGTCATATATTATAGAACCGACTATCTATGAGGACGCTTTGCCACTTTATAACAAAAAAATAACATTCATCCACGAACCCGCCGAAACGTGTAATTTCCCCTCTGTGGACGAAGCTTGGTTATTTAACGTGTTGGAACATGTTATCGATCCTACTGAAATTATAAATCTATGTAAAAAGAACTGTAAGATAATTAGATTTTTTGAGCCCGATGGACACGGGGGCAAGGACGCAGCGCACCCCCATTGCATCACCTTTGATTATCTTGAATCCCAATTCGGGGAGGGTTGCGTGAAGAGATATGTAGGGGGAACAGTTAAGAAAAATTTTCACGGCGCTAATTGTAGTTATGGAGTGTGGATAAAATGAAATTCTCAGAAATATTTAAAAGAGATTATTATGATTTAATGTTGCGTCCCGGCCACCCGGCCAATCCAATTAGAAACAGGGCGGACAGCTTTCTCAAAGTATTTCAACTTCTTGAAGAGAAAGAAGAGGCTCATTATTGTATTCTGGAGACTGGGTGTATGAGGCAAGACCACGGAAGCATGTGTTTCGGAGACGATGGGTGTAGCTCGTTTCTGTTTAATGAGTTTTTAAAATATAATAATGGGCAACTAATATCTGTTGATATTAATCAGAAAAATGTTGATTACGCCAATAGCTTTTTTACTAAGGGAGGCTCGGCGAAAGCTTTTTGTTCCGATTCTGTTGAATTTATTAAAACGGATTATTATAGGTATGGTCAAAACGATGAATCAAGAGGGGTAATAATTGATTTGTTATATTTGGATTCGTTTGATATTACAAAAGAAAATCCGGGTCCGTCCCAAGAGCACCATTTAAAAGAATTTAATGCAGCGCGACCCTTTCTTGGAAAGGGATCTATCATTGTTGTTGACGACCACAATGCGTTTTTTACAGATCCTCCAATAGGAAAGGGAAATCTTGTAAGGGAAGCTATCGAAAAAATGAGTGCAAAAAAAATATTCGAAGATTATCAAATAGGATGGGTGTTATAAATAAAAGCTGTGTAGCTTATTTGGTAAGGGCGACTCAGGAGGATGTAGAAAGCCTAAATAAATCGCTTGATCTTTTGGAAAAAAATGTCTCGCCTTTTTGCTCGGAATTTGATATCCTCCTTTTTCATGAGGAGGACTTGGAGCCGTTCAAAGATAAAATACTTAAGCGCGAAAGAATAATTTACAAAAAAGTATCATTTGTTCTTCCTCCATACCAGCAAGATATATTGGATGAAATTCCAGAATTTTATCCGCACCCTACTCATCAAAATGGCCCAATAGCTTATTGGCATAAAGGGTTCACCATGGGTTATAGACATATGTGTAATTTTTTCTTTTCTGGAATTTTTGAATATCTTTCGGACTACGAATCATACATGAGGTTAGACACAGACTCTTTTATCCTTAGCCCGATTGGTTACGATATTTTCGAATGGTTCAACTCTAACAACCTTAGTTACGCGTATATTGCGCCAGCGATTCAGGTTGATAACCAAGCTGTTTGCGAGGGTTTAAACGATACCGTTTCAGAATGGATAGATCGTAAGTCAATAAAAACAAAAATCAACATTAAGGAAATTGAGAATGGAACACTTTACTACACGAATTTTGAAATGTGCCGAGTTTCCTCAATGAGAAGCGAGGAAAGCCGCTCATTTTACACCCTCATAAATAAAACTGGAAGAATCTTCTCAAAAAGATGGGGCGACCACGTTTTAAGGTATCTTCAGGTAAACCTATTTTTTGAAATAGGTGAAGTCTCGCCAGTTTCCGGTATTCACTACCAACATGGAGCAATTTACAATACATGAAAGATCTAGCAAATGTAACATTTATTACTGCCATTAAAATCGAGTCCAAAGATCGATATTTAAACGCTAAGTCAGTGCTTGGGTATCTTAATAAACATTTCAAAACAAATGTATTTATTTACGAAATGTGCGATGGAGAAACCAAGCTTGACTTTTTGGGGGATTTAAAAAACTTGAACGTAAGCATAATTAAAGATTCGGAATCGAAGTATTTCCACAGAACAAAATTTTTAAACACGCTTCTGTCAAAAGTCTCAACACCAATCGTTTCCAATTATGACATCGACGTTATTTTGCCTGTTGATTCTTACGGGCTATGTTCGAAAATGATTGCGTTTGGGTTTGCGGATATAGTTTATCCTTACCCCGTGGGAATGTCTCAGGTTCAGATTTGGGAGAGTTTTGATCGAACTGAATTCAACGAGGAATTTGAAGAAAAATTAATTAAAAGTAGTGGCCATAAAAATGTATCTGATGCCTATTGTGGACATGTCTTTTTCGCGTCAACAAAGGTTTATCGGGAGAGCGGAGGGGAAAACGAGGGGTTTGTGTCTTACGGCCCCGAAGACCGAGAAAGGCTTTTCCGATTCGAAAAGCTTGAGTTGAGGGTTGGAAGGCTTGAAGACGGAACCGTTTACCACTTTGAACATTCAAGGGGGGGCGATAGTGGGGGCGGAAATCCCCATTTTTTTCAAAATAACATTGAATTTGAAAAGATTAAATTAATGTCCGCCGAAGAAATTAAAAAATATTTACCGCCGATTAAATGAAATTTATTAAATTAACCGGAAACGAGGCGAATAAAGACGTTTCCAAGTATCGAATGAAGTGGGAAAAGAAATCCCGAAGCAAATTTCAAGAGGGCGTAAAGTTTTTTTTGCAACCTTTTTGGCGCACTCACGTTATTTATGAGGAATTTCCTGTGGTTGGCACGAAAATGACGCTTGACATTGTGAATTTAACGCGTAAGATAGCGTTGGAGATTCAAGGGGCGCAGCACTCCGAATTTAATGAATTTTTTCACAATGGGAATAAGGGCAATTATTACGCTCAATTGCAGAGGGATGTTGAAAAAAGGAGGTGGTGCGAATTGAATGGATTGAGACTAGTCGAAATCTACCCTTCTGATCTACCATTAACGAAAGAATTCTTAGAAAAACACGACCTAATTTAAATGCCGCAACAAGATCCGCAAGAATACACAGGAGAACTCCCCCCAAACGTAAAAGCTCAGTTAGAAGAGCATTCGGCGGGAGGATTTATATTATTTAGAATTGGACCGAATGGTAACGTTATTGAGGATTTATGCTTCGATTCAGAGATTCACTATCTGGCGCTTGCAAAAAAAGCTCTTAGTATTCTTTTAGCTTTAAATACTATTGATAACGCATTGGCAGTTAGATCGTTATCAACTCCCTCCGATTTCGGAGATTTTGACCTTAGTGATATCGAAGACGATGACGATGAAGACGACGATGGAGAAGAAGAGTTCGAAGAATCCTGACCTTTCGCCAATGAGGGAAATGCAGCTTCTTATTGAGAAGTTTTGCAAAAAAGAATCAATTAATTGGCCCCGCGAAATGAAGTTGATTAAATCGCTTCTAAAGCAAGAGCCTCTTGAGTTTTGGAAATTTCTAGTGTTAGGTTTCAACCTAGCATCCCTTGCTTGGTTCAATTCCAAGGACGGGAAACAAGAGATTGCAAAAACAAAAAAAATATTTCTCCAGCTCCAGAAACCTGAAAAAGTTGAGATAAAAAACGATATCAAATATGTTCGAACAACCGAACAGAGTTTGAGTTCCATTCCATTAAAAGACAGACTGAAATTACCTTGAAATTACCGCATTCGCTAGACAAAGAAAGAACATTCCTCGCAACATTAATTAAGAACCCTGAAATAATTTCAGATTATATCGATCATCTTTCGGATGATCTTTTTTATTCCGACGTTCATAGGGTAATTTGTGGTGCGATTAGATTCCAGTTCAAAAGCAAGAAAACCGTTGACGTAATTATTCTTTCTGACCACATTTCTAATATTGGCCTGAAAGAGCAGGATGGCGTTGACCTTCCCGATTATATTAGAACGATTTCCGCCAGAAGTGCTGTCACGAAGGAAATGGCCGAAACGTATTTTAAAGAATGCTATAAATATAAAATCGCACGTAGCTCTATCCAAGCTTGCCAGAATACAATCGCCTCGATCAACAAGGCAATCAATGGTGATGTAGGGGATATTATAACTGCAACGGAAAAGGGTCTAGCAACAGCCATGACAACTTCAGTTGAAGATGGATATGAGTTAATCGACCTTTACGAAAACCTTGACGAGTTCGCGGAAAACCTTGGCCAAAAACAAGGTGCAGACGGAATCATGACCCCTTTTAAAACTTGGAATCGTTGGTGGGGTCCGTTAACTCCCGGAGACTTCAACATTATTGCTTCTCCACCAAAAACAGGTAAGTCCACGATATTGAATTATCTAGCAGACGTTCCGTTTTGTCGATACAATCAAGGCAAAACCATCAAAGTTCTCATTCTTGATACTGAGCTTGAAACAGAACGCGTCAAGACTCGGAAGATTGCAGCGCTAACGGACGTTAACGAAATTTTCATCAAAAACGGAAAGTGGCAGAACGATTCCGATATGGTGGACAAGGTAACTCAAAAGTTCCCTGTTATGAAAAAGCGTTCCGGCAATATCAAGCACGTTTATGTTGCTAACACGCCGATTGAAAAGGTTTGTAAAATTGTTCGTCGTTGGGCAGCGACTGAAACGGAACCGGACGATCTTCGTCTTGTGATTTATGACTACATGAAAATCACGGGAGAAAATATCACTGGATTCAATCAAGAGTGGCAGGTGTTAGGTCAAAAATGCGACACGCTCAAGCATCTAATGTCTGAAAAGGGCGTTCAAGCATCTGGATTGGCGGCAGTTCAAACAAACGCCGCTCATGATGTAGCATCTTCCCAACGAATCAAGTGGTTCGCTTCCAACATTCTGTTTTTCCAAAAGAAATCTCCAGAAGAATTGGCCCGCGATGGCGAGGAGTTTGGAACTCACGTTCTTTACCCTTGTGTGCTGAGAAACCAAGGCGAGGATTGGGACGATGAAATGTATGTGAAGGAAAACGGCAAAGCCGGAATTACCTACACGATTAATAAATTGAATTTAAAAGTTAAAAATTTCAATATTACTGAGTGTGGAACATATGCGGACGTTGTTGCGAAAGGACAGGAACAAATTGATATTACGGAAAGTGGACCCGATAGCGGCGGAGATAACGAGGGGAAGCCTTGGAAAGATAGAAAAAAACCGTTGGTAATTGAAGACCCGTTATGACAGATATTGAAGATCTTTTAACAAAATTAGGTTTCGACCTGAGAAACGAAAGCGCGAGTTTCTGGAGAGCGATCCCGGTTTACCGGGAAAGCTCCAACGCTTCGTCGCTTCGTATCTCCAAGGAATACGGTTCGTTTGTCGATTTTGCGGCAAATATTAAAGGGAACCTTTTTGAACTCGTTCAACTCTCCCTCGGTTTAACCTCCATTAAAGAGGCGAAGGATTGGGTGAAAAACGAAGGGTATTCGCCTAGCACAATTGAGAAAAAACCGAAAATAAAGCTTGACAAGAAGATTGATATGAAGTATGTTACGGGCCTGATGCCACATTTCTCGTTTTACGAGAAGCGCGGAATCTCGCCGGAAACATTAAATAATTTTGAATGCGGAGTCTGTTTTTCTGGAAAACAAAGCAATAGATTTGTCTTTGTAATTCGCAATGAAGAGGGCGATGTAATTGGAGTTGTTGGGCGCGACCTTATCGGCGGCAGAGTTAAATGGAAAAAGTTAGGAGATTCGCGAAAGTGGATTTTTCCGCTTGCTTCGCTTGACAACGCTCAGGAAGAGCAGGAGGTTTTTCTGGTGGAAAGTGTCGGAGACGCGCTCGCCCTTTACGAAATTAGTGTAAAGAATGTTATAGTGCTGTTTGGAATTGATCTTTCCCCAAAGGTTTTAAATATTCTATCAACATTAAATTTAAAACGGATATTCGTATCCACAAATAACGACAAAGAAAAAGAAAAAAATTGGGGCGCTCTTGCGGCAGAGGGAATCAAAATGAAACTTTCTAAGGTAATTGACGAAAATATAATTAAAATCTGTCTGCCGCCCAATGGCGATTGGGGGGATATGGAGGAATCGCAAAGAAAACAATATGTCAAAAAAATACGAACTAACTGAAAACGGATACACAATAACGCTGAAAAATGGAAGCAAACTTTCTCTTGGCCGCGATTTACATAAGAATTTAATTGTTGATTATTGTGCCAATAAAACAAGCGTCGAAAATATCTGTTTAAAATACGGATTCAGCAAATCAGGCTTTGAGTCTTACCGCAGGGCACTTGGGTTTACAAGGGATTCCGTTCCAGTGTCCGACGAGGAAGTTTTGGAATTGAGTGAAGATGATCTTGCGCGTGTTATCGTTGAGCGCAAAGCGGCAGCACTTGAAAAAGCACAAGACTTTTATATTGAAAAAATTAAAAAAGATGCAGAAAGTTGGCAAAACTTCCAAAGTGGAGTATTGAACCCATTCGAAAAAAGTTTAAATAATTTTAAACCAAGGGAATCGTTAAAAATTGCGGCAAACCAAATTAATAAAAATGGGCGATATTTTGTTGTGTCTTTAAATGATCTTCAGATTGGTTTGGTTGCCGACGAAAGAGACTTATATAGGCAAGTCGGATGGAGCACAGAAAAAGCGAAAGAAGCTCTAGGTAAACTTTTAAGTAAAATTGTCGAAGATGTTAAAAATGACAAAGTAGGATTTGAGGGGTGCGTGTGTATTCTTGGAGGTGACTTATTTCATGGTCTTAGAGGGGCGACAGAGAAGGGGACTCAGCTTGAGGTTGATTGTTATAGGGCCACCCAATGCGATGCAATATTGGAAATTCTCTATAGCTTTGTCGGTAAGCTTAACGAGGTTTTTGGAAAAATAGTCGTGCATTCAGTTCAGGGAAATCATGGGGGGAGTTACGATTATCCGGTTGTTATGGCCCTTAAGGGCTATTTTAGGGCGGTAAAAACCATAGAAATTAATGTCTATAGCAACAGAACTGCTGTTTTCAAAATTTCCAATACAATGGTTATTTTGGATCACGGAGCGAGTGCCCAATTCAAAGCGGATGTTCCAAGCGGCGGAAAACCCAGAGAAAGCTATGTTCAAAGTTTAATCTTGGCGAAAAGCAGTATATATAGTGAGTGCAATAGCGCAATTTTTATCCAAAACGACAAGCACCATTGGGAGCATCACGAATTTAATGATTTTGAATTCATTATGATGGGCGCATTACCAATGGGCGACCAATATTCCGATAACCTTAATTTACATTCCCGTGCCCGTCAAAATTGTCTTATTATCGATAAGACCGGACTCAAATCCGTTAACCATTATTATATTGACTCACTATGAATTCAGAACAGTTCGCATATTGGATTAATGGATATTTTGAAATTTCTGGAGCTACAGTTTTAAATGAAACTCAAGTTAAAGTAATTAAGGATCACCTTGATTTGGTTTTTAACAAAGTTACTCCAACTCGTGAGCCATTGCCAACAATTACAAAGCTAGAGCCCAGAAGATATTGTTCACAGGTAAATCCCGCCCCCTACAATGAAGGTTTGGATAAATTAGATATGTATTCGTTTAAAACCGAGGGAGCATTTTTTAGCAACGAAAATACCGGAACTCCAAGTTGTTGATATGTTCCTAAGCGCGAGCAGAATAAAAACGTTTAAAACCTGTAGTTGGAGTTATCATTGCACCTACAATTTAGGCTTTAGGTCTATGGACGAAGGAAATTCCGGCAGCAAGCGGGGAACCATAGTTCACTTAGTTTTGGAGTGCATACAAAACCCAAGGCGACATTATTTAATAGAAAAATTTCAAAAAACAGGATTTGCGGGCTGTCCAAACATTCACCGACTGGTTTTGAAAAACGCTAAAACTGTTGGGATCGAAAATGAGGAAGACATGTCCTTGATGGAAAATTTCATTAAGGTTGGGCTTGCGAGCGATTTTCTTTGTGAGGGTTGGAAGCTTCGTGAGCCGGAAATGAAATTTTGTATTGAGAATGCAAGCCCCGAATACCGGGTGCTCGGATTTATTGATAAAAATGCGCTCTCTCATTGCGGACAGAACGTCCGTATTGACGATTATAAAACCTCCAAAATGAAGTTCTCAGGGAAAGACCTTGAAATGAATATTCAGGGTCTTATGTATGCCCTCGCCATGTGGAAAGAAGGGGGCTATAAGAATTTCTTTGTTAATTTTATCTTTTTGAAATTCCCAATCACTAAAAGAAGCCCAAAAGGCCCAATTCAAAGTTTTCAATATAGCGAAAAAACATTAAGGGGGTTTGAATATTATCTTGCAGAGATTTACAAATATTTAACAAATTTTAACAATAAAAAAGCTTGTTCCAATTTTGCGAAAAACAATGAAAATTATTTTTTATGCGGAAAAGAGCCCGGCGATTTAAAAAAAGATGGAAGCCCCGCTTGGGTCTGTAGCTTCAAGCGACCGTTTCTTTATTGGGAGGTTAAATCATCGGAAGGAAAAATTAAATATACATCCAAAAAAGAAAAGGATTCGCTTGACAAAATGAGCGAAGGCGATACTATCGTGCAGAAATACTTCGCTGGGTGTCCCGCTTGGAATAAATTTAAATAATGTTTGCTACATCACACACCCCATCAACTTTAACAACAGTTACTTATAACGATGTGGGAACCTGCGGCACTGACACCATGCTTGAAGTGAATTGGCCGGATGAACACATAAAGGAACCTGAGCCGCGCCGCAAATCAGGAAAACACACGGGCAGTTACGGCCAAAAAGGGTGTTTTGGAAAAAAAGAAAAACAATAAATAATGACCCCGATTTTCTATTCACAATACAGTGGAAAAAGTTTGTTAACATTTGAAAAGCCCGAAAAGGCTCTGAAAAATCACAAGCAAAGTATCGCTACGATTTGTCTCGACAACGAAATCCAAAGCCCGGTTGTGGTTGATACCAAAATGACGGGAGTTGCGGAACTGTTTCAAAATTTGGTTCCCCTTGGCCTTTCGCCGCGTTTCGGGCTTAACTATCGATTCGTTCACGAGAATAATCCTGACAATGCAAACAATTGGCACAGGGTTGTTGTCTTTGTAAAAAATACACAAGGCTACAAAGATTTAATTAAGATCCACAATGTATCAAACATTGATTTCGGCGGTTTTATTACAGCGGAGGTTATGGAAAAGCATTGGACAGAAAACTTAAAACTGGCAATCCCGTTTTACGATAGCTACCTGTTTCGCAACACAATGTATGAAACCTTTTGCCTGCCTGAATTTGGAAACGTTGAGCATACATTTTTCCACGAAGACAACGGACTTCCATTTGACGATCTTGTTGCCTCGAAGATTCCAGATAACAAAACATTGGTTAAAAGTATTTTTTACGAAAAAAACGCCGACTTTAAAACTTGGTTAACCTACCGATGCTGTTTGAATTTTTCGAACAAAGGGAAAAACAGAAGTTTAGAAAATCCAATGTTTGATCATTGTCACAGTAAGGAATTTAGCTTCGAAAGCTACTTAAATCATGTTAACTCTAAATAAACACTTTAATATAAAGTCAGACCCGCTTGAAAAGCATCCGAAAATAATTTTGGTTAGAAAGTTTAGCGAAATTAGTCTTGAAGAATTCACTAAAGATTTTATATACGCCGAATCTTCTGGCCAAGAAATAATTCCGATACAAATCGATTCTCCGGGAGGCTGTGTTTACTCGCTTCTCGGCATGCTTGACGTTATCCAAAGGTCAAATAAAAATATTTGCACCTTCACCAACACAAAAGCATTTTCATGCGGTTCAGTTCTTCTTGCCGCTGGAACACCGGGATTTCGATTTGCCTCAAAAAACAGTTCGGTTTTAGTTCATGAAATGTCAGCAGGAACCTTTGGCAAAAGCAGTGAAATGCTTAACGATATGGACAATATTGTTGAGTTAAACGAAAAATTATTCTCGATCCTTGACAAGCTTTCTGGAAATTCAAAAGGGTTTTTTAAAGAAGAATTGAAACAAAATGGCAACGCCGACTTATACTATTCTCCGTCTAACGCGGTAAAGGTTGGCTTAATCGATAAAGTTAAATCTCCGTCTTTTGAGATTTTCCTAGATCAAAAATTCAAGCTTTTATAACTATGAATAACTTAGTCCTAGACACTGAAACAGAGTCGCTTTCGCTTGGCCTATCAAGACCTTGGCAGTTAGCCTTTATTTTTGAGGAAAACGGCAAAATTAAAAAAAGCGTCAATCACCACATCGATATCCATGATTTGAATGTTGGCAAGGACGCGGCCCGAATTACCGGATTTAATATAGACAAATATAATCAAATTAAAATTCCCGCGAATGATGTTATTGACGATATTGAGCCTTATTTGATGAATGAAAATAATCGTTTAATTGGCCATAATATTCTTGGATTTGACATTTTTATGCTTGCCACATTATATAAGTATGCGGGCCGTAAGTTAGATTTTAAGAAAATTGTTTACCGATTTTACGATACGCTTTGCATTGCCCGCGCTCAACATTATGAGTCGCCACCGCCAAAAGATAAATACGAGTGGCTAGCTTGGCAGTATAAACACCTCGCAAAATTCGATAAATCATTTAAGGGAAGCCTTGCGGCCTGTTGTAAAAGAAACGATATTGAGGTTGACGAGACAAAAACGCATAACGCGCTTTATGACATTGAATTAAATTTAAAACTTTTTAATAAATTAAAATATGCCCTCGACCTTAATTAAGGATTCATTTTTCGATGATTTTCAAGACGTAACTTTCGACGTTAAAGGCGTTAGGTTGCCAAAAATTATCATTCCGCATCACTATTACGCGAAATTAGGTATTGATGAGTCCACCGACAACGAAGAGTTCCTTAAAATTCTGTGCCGTAACGGAATTAAGTCAAAAGGCTTAACTGGGAAAAAAGAGTATATGACTCGTTTAAAATACGAGTATGAAATCGTTAGTGAGATTGGCTTTTCAGATTATTTTATTCTAATTTGGGACGTTATTAACTTTTGCCACGAAAATGATATTCCAGTCGGAAAAGGCCGTGGAAGCGCGGCGGGTTCATTAATCTTGTATCTCATTGGGGTGACAGGAATTGATCCAATTCAGAATGACCTTATCTTTGAGCGGTTTGTATCTCGCACGCGGGCGAAAAGTCAAATCATTGATGGTGTTAGATACATTGACGGCGACATGGCTCCAGACGTTGACCTTGACATTTGCACAGATCGACGCGAAGAAGTAATTAATTACTTAAAAAATAAATACAGCGGCAAATTCTGCAAGCTTCCAACCATTTCTACGTTGGCAACACGAGCGGCCATTAAGGACGTTTGTAAAATTCATGGTGGCTTTACAGAAGACGAACTGAACGTTTTAACAAAAACAATTCCGGTCAAATACGGCCAGCCGCTTTCCATTGTTGATAGTATCGAGGCGAGCGAGGTTTTCGCGCAGTTCGCGGAAGAGAACCCTGAAATCATAGAGTGCGCCAAGGTTGTTGAAGACATGATGCGCCAAAAGGGCAGTCACGCTTCTGCGTATCTTATCGGATATTATGATTTTGACCAATATCTTCCGTGCGAACTCGATCTAAACGGCGAAGTTGTTTGCTCGTTTGATATGAGTTACGCGCAGAAGGAAACCATCAAGCTGGACTTGCTTGGGCTTCACGGCGTAACACTTGTTTCAAGAATTGAGAAAAGTCTTGGAATTAGTTTTGATAATTTTGACCCCAACAACCCTGAAATCTATCAACTTTCAGAAGAGGGCGACTTGCCATACGGATTGTTCCAAATTGGTGCGGATGCTAACTACAGGGTATTTAAAAAAGTAAAGCCTCAGAATTGGGAGGAGCTTAGTGCAGTGGTTTCTTTAGCAAGGCCCGGAAGCCTAGCATACGTGGATGATTACATTAAAAACGAATATAATGACTATTGGGGCAACGCAAAAATGCGCGAACTACTGGGAAAAACCCACGGAGTTCCTATATATCAGGAGACTACGATGAAAATATGCTCAGAAGTCTTTGGCTTCTCTCTTGATGAGGCGGAAGTTTTAAGAAAAATCATTGGTAAAAAACAGGTTGAAAAAGTAAAAGAGTGGGAAGCTAAGATTTTTTCGGCGGCAGAGAAAAGACAAATGCCAAAAGAGCTAGCGAAGTTTTTTTGGGACTTGCTAAACGAGTCGGCTAACTACTCCTTTAATAAATGCCTTTCGCCGGAAACTGAAGTCGAGACCCCGAATGGAAATAAGCCAATTAGGGACGTTTCAATAGGTGAGAGGGTAAAAGGGTTTAGTGTCGAAGACTCGCGCCATGTTTGGGTAGAGGCGATTGATGTAATGAGAAGTGAATCCAAGCTTTTTGAATTCACTTTTGAGGACGGAAGAACAATAAAGTGTTCTATGGAGCATAAATTTCTAACAGACGAGGGTATGCTACCAATAAAGCTTATTGTTGAAAAGGATTTAGAAGTAATTTGCGAAAACCTTGAGGTTTTCAAGCCTGTTATGGGGTATAAAAATTATTATGAAATATCAAATAAGGGAACCATCAAGAGTCTCCCCAGACGGGGGAGGGTTGGACTGAGAATCTATGGGGGGTCAATAATGAAGCCTGAATTGGAAAAGGACGGATATCACAAAGTCATGTTGCAGACCACGACACACGGAAGAAAAAGATTTTTTGTCCATAGGCTTGTTGCAGAAGCATTTCTGCCTAATGTTAAAAAATTGTCATCAGTAAATCATAAAGACGGAAACAAAACTAACAACTGTGTAGAAAATTTAGAATGGATTAGCGTGAGGGACAATAATCGACATGCATTTTCCACGGGTTTAAATAAATACAATAACGCTCTACCCGTTTTAAGGGGCGCAAAACACAACATGGCAAAGCTAGCGGACTCGGACGTAATAGAAATTAGAAGAAAATTTTTATCTGGCGAACGAATCAAAAACATATCACTTAGCCACGGAATAACCTATGATAATGCTTGGTCTATTTGTAAGCGCAAATCTTGGAAACATATTTGATGAAAAAGATAAAAATTATTACATTTAAAGAAATTGAGGACAAGGAAAGCTACGACTTGGAAATAGACAGTAAGGATCATAACTTTTATGCCAACGGAATCGTTGTTTCTAACTCTCACGCCGCAGCCTATTCTCACCTTTCGGCCCTAACCCTTTATTTGAAATATAAGTATCCACAACACTTTTATACTGAGTGCCTTAGAATGGCTGAAAATAAGGCGGACAGTCAAGACCACGTTGCTCGTATCCAACAAGAGCTAGCGTTCTTCAACATCAAGTTGCTGCCGCCCGATCTAATCAATAGTAAGGAAAACTTTACAATCGAAGGCGACAACATTCGCTATGGGTTCTCAAGTATCAAGGGTGTGAGTGAAAAATCACTTTCTGCGATGAAATCCTTTTTGGTTTCTCCAAAGACGAACAAGTTTGAGGTTTTCAGCGCTGCCGAAAACTGCAAGTTGAACGTTGGTGTTGTTTGCGCCATGATCCAATCGGGAATGTTAAGCAACGTTTCTCCAGACCGGGAAACCCTTGTTTTTGAAGCTCAAGTATGGGGTAAATTAACCGACAAGGAAAAAGTTTTCTGTCTTGAACGCGGACAGGATTATGAATATAACCTTTTACTTATGGTGAAGAACATTCATTCATGGGTAAATGATGCGGGCAAAAAGATCGCGGCGAAAACAAGGCTTGAGACAATTCGCAAGCATTGTGAGAAATACAAAGAAATCTATTTCCAAAATAAAAAGAACGCCCGACTTGCTTCATATTACTACGAAAAGAAAATTCTCGGATTCTCCTATTCGTCAAACCTGAAAAGTGTTTTCGTCAGCGAACGCCCATCGATCAAAAATATCCAACAAATCAAAAATCTCTACGGGAAGCAAAAGATTGAGGGCGTATTTGAGGTTGCTGAAGTCAAGAAAGGCGTTAGCGGGCGCGGAAACAAGTATTTGAAGCTTGTTGTTCAAGATGAAACGGGACATTTCGACGCGATGATTGTTGGTGAGAAATACGATAATTTTGCAGCGAAGTTTCCTGACCCCGATGTGGGCGACGTTGTTTTCATCATGGGCGAGAAAACGGAGGAAATTATTTGGTTAAATAGCGTGTCTATCCAAACTCAAAAAATCTATCTCAAATTGGCAGATATTAAATAATTTTTCTTGACTTTCGCTCAAAAATAGATTAAATAAACCAACAAATTATGAAGCTCTACAAACCAAATCCACGCGGCACAGGAAGTGCATGCTCGTTTTCTGTAACCTCTTCCGGTAAAAGCAAGGGGATTTATGTCGAAATCATCAAGCAAAAAGGTTGGGATGAAGCCAGCAAAACAGGCAGTTTCGATTCCACAAAAGAAAAGAAGCTCAATCTTAAGTTTACACCAACAGAAGTTGCGGAAATGCTAATCGTTTGTCAAAGCAAACGTGGTTCGGCTAAGTTTTTCCATAACACGGGAACGATTACGAGTCAAATCAGCTTTGGAACTTACAATAAAAAAGATACTGACATTGTTGCGGGGATTTCCCTGTCTGCAACAAAGGGCGAGAAAAAAGCGTCGGTTCCCTTGACTTTTGCTGAGGCGCATCTTTTGGGTGAATGGATTAGATTTGCGCTTCACCGCATTTTCACTGCGGAACACACGGAGGAAAAGAAGCTTCTTCAAAACCTACCTGAAACAAAAATTGCCTAAGAAAAAATTACTTTTCAACAGCGATTTCAGCCGCACGAAGACGGGCTTTGGCAGAAATGCTAAAGCCGTTTTGCGCTACCTGTATAACACGGGCAAGTATGAAATCGTTGAGTTCGCTTGTGCGCCCTATCACTTCGAGGACAAAAGGCTGAAATCTGTGCCTTGGAAGGCATACGGCGCGATTCCAGAAGACCCTTTTATTCGGAAGGAATTGGAGGCAAACCCAATGTTTGAAGCAACCTCACGATACGGTAGTTTTTACCTTGACGAGGTTATTAGGCGAGAGAAACCGGATTTCTTTTTGGGGGTCAATGATATTTGGGCCTTTGTGGATGTTTATGACAAGCCATGGTGGAACAAAATCAATTGTGCGCTGTGGATCACGCTTGATAGTCTTCCTATTTTTGAAATGGCGATTGAGCACGGACACAAGGTTAAAGATTTTTGGGTTTGGAGCAAGTTCGCAGAGAATGAAATGAAGCGTATCGGCTTCGATCATGTTGAAACCCTTCATGGCGCATTTGACGTATCTGACTTCTACCCCTTGGATAACAAAATGGAATTGAAGAAAAAATTCAAAATTAATGATAATCTTATCTTTGGGTTTGTTTTCCGAAATCAAGGGCGCAAATTAATTGGAACACTATTAGAGGGATTCAAAATTTTCAAAGAAAACAGTCCAAACGATACTTCAAAACTACTGCTTCACACTTGTTGGAGTGAGGGCTGGGATATTCCAAAATTTATCAAGGAATTCGATCTCAATAATGATGATATTCTAACGAGCCACATTTGCACAAATTGCAAAAAATACGATGTGCGCCCATTTGAAGGCGAACAAACGGCTTGTCGTTTTTGTCACGCACCGCATTCCTGCATTACTCCTCATGGCGCGTTCGGACTTTCCGAAAAGGAAATGAACGAGGTTTACAATTTAATGGATTTTTATATTCACCCGATTACTTCGGGCGGATTGGAAATGCCCTTGGTTGAAAGCTTGCTTGCTGGAACACCAATCGCCACGGTCAACTATTCTTGTGGGGAGGAATTCTGCGAACAACCATTTGTTACAAGGCTTCCGTTTTCGACATACCGAGAAATGGGAAGTCAGTTCATTAAATCGCAACCCTATGCTCAGGGGGTAGCGGATGTTATGCGGGGATTCAAAGACTGGATAAGCCCAAAAACCCTATCCGAAGTATCACAAGAAGGCCGCGATTGGGCGCTTAAAGAATTTGACCTTAATTTGATTTGTAAGCGGATCGAAAGATGGCTTGATACCTCCCCGCCAGCAACCCACGATTATATTTTGGGCAAAAACGAGCAAAACGAGAACTATCCGTTTAATGATACCGTTGAAGACCCTGAAGAGTGGGCGATTGATTTAATTAAAAACATTTTTGGATATAAAGAGTCTAGCAAAAATGAAACTGTTCAAAAAATAGTGACCCACATTCAGAGGGGCCACCCTCGGATAGAGATTCATAACGACGCTCTTTCCAAAGCTAAAATTCACAATGATTCGAAGAAAGCAAACGCGGCCAGTAACTTCTTTAAGGTCGAGGAGGAAACAGATAACGTTTGTTTGATTTGCCCCGCAGAGCTAGAGGAAAAACTAATCGTTTCAAAATTCTTCTCAAAGCTTTCCCGGGAAGAGGCTAATGTATTTTTGGCCGGAACAGAATCGGACGGAAACATCTTTTCCCAATATGGGAAGTTCACCCTGATTCCAAAAAACAACAACACGGCAAATATTGACTGGCTGAAAAATGTGAAAACTGAGTCGGGCAAACCAAGGTTTAAGAAAATCTACTTCAAAAACGGAAACCAGATCGAAGAAATTGAAAATAAATAAAAACGATACGTTAAGGTATTCGATTTACGGAAATCCGGACGCCAAGTTTGATCCGATTCATTGGAACTACCTTCCTTTGAATTTCGATAGATATATCACCATTTGCGTTGATAACTCCTATCGATACTGGGCGGACGTAATAGAGCTTATTTGTCCTATTCTATATGGGCAAAACATCGGCGTGGTGTGCTTTTCGTGCGCGGATAAATCAAGGTATGAGAACTGCCAAAATATCAATGGGTTAAATATCCGTTCGGCGGCATATTTAATTAAGAAAAGCTTGTTTCATTTTTCAGGGCAAGATTGGTCATTGACTCTCTGCCAAAATAATGAATGGCTGAATTACTCATTTTTGGAAACCGGAAAGAAAGAGGATTTATTTGCAAAGGAATACTCAGGCTCCATTGAGAATCTTGACAGACCCGAATTAATGGCGGTTGAAATTTTCGAAAGATTGGGAATAGACCAACAGATAGAAACAGAAACAAAGTTAATCGGCCCGTCTTACGGGGTCAAGTTGTTGGAAATGATTCCAGACTTTCCGTTGGAATCGCCGCCAAACGTGTCTCCAGACACCTTGATTGGCATTCGATGCGACCTTGTTGAGAATTGGGAGTTCGTTTTGGCCGCTGTTTCGCTTGGACTTCAACCGATTGTGATTTCGAACACTTTACCGCCGCTGCCAATAGCTTCATTTTTGGTTGGTGTTTCAGGAATCAATCTGTTTGTTACGGAGGAAACCAAACCGGAAGATATCGTTAGGACCGAATCGTTGGGAATCAAAGTCAAGCTTCTCACTCGCGAAGCTAATAATGAAAAAATTAAATACAATTTATTTGATTATGAAGTCAAGGTTGTTAAAAATTGGTCGAAAAATAATGTTGACAAATTACTAAATTTGAATTATGACACACGAATCAGATCTAAAAGAATTTTATTCAGTCGAGACGGATTGTTTTTAAGCACGTATCACTGGAGAAGAAATTTGCCTTCAACCGCCGACAAAGGAAACTTTATTTTGGATGGCGCGGAGGACGATGAATTTCTAATCGAAGCAGATATGCTTTATTACTTTAATTAAAAATATGGAAACACAAGAATTGGCCGCGCCTGCGGTAAAAGAAAAAAAGATTCGCGCAAAAGCTGCAAAGCTTATTTGTGAAACTGCCGCCGAATTGAAGCCCTCCGCTCGGACGATTACAAAGGTTATTACAAAAGCCACCGAAATCTTTGACTGGAAAGAGCTTATTCCCGCAAAGTTTGTTGATATCTCTAGCAACTGGTTGACAACCAACGGTATCGACCCTAACGGAGTAACCGATTCTAACAAAGAGGAGTTGAAGGAAAAATGCGGAGAGGAAAACCTTATCATTAAACTTGGTGGGTTCAAGCATTTGGCCGCTCTTAGGGGAATCAAGTCAATCAAATATGACATGACCGGGGCCGATAAGGCAAAGCATGTTACTTCGATTTGCTATCTGAATCTTGACGAGGTAATTTTCAAGACCGAAAGCGGCGAGGAAATCTTTTTTCCCGAAATTCAGGCTTCTGGAATCGCGAACGCCACATCCGAAAACACAAGCTATCCGTTCAACATGTATCTTGAAAGCATGGCGGAAAACCGTTCGTTTATCCGAGCTGTTAAAGCGGCATTCAATATCAATGTGCTTGGTGCGGAGGAGGTTCAAGCGCCGCCCGCTCAAACTGTTTCTATTTTGAGTGAAGAGGGGACAACAACCCCTCAAGAAAGCCTACGCGCTCTTGTGTCGGGCAGGTCAAAAACCTTCTCTGATTTAAAGGAGAACCTTCGCAAGAAAAAGTGGGAAGGGTTTGATTCCGATTGGAACGACTTTAACGACGTTCCTGCGGAGCAATGCTTTTTGATTATAGATAGTATTATCACCAAAAAAGCTGAATAGTCTCAGGAAAGGGGAGGAATAAAAATAAGGGCGGCATCATTTATTGGTGCCGCCTTTTTTACGCTCCCGGCCCGCCGTTCACAGGCGCGCCGGTGGAGGCATTCCACGCAGCGGCCCCGGTGCTGGTGGCATACTCGAACCATTTGGTGACCGCGATGGTGGCAGCGCTGACAGATCCACCGTCGCAGCTCGTTTGCAAGGGGAAAGCGACCGCACCGCCACCGAGGTTGATCGTCGCCGCGATGGTGCCCGCCTCGGTGGTGGATAGGATTACCCTCAGATCCACGATGGCCGACCCGGCATCCCACGTCCCTGTTTCCTCGTCTCCACCTGCCTCCCACTCCAGCGTCTCGGAGATGATGGCCCCGCACGAGGCCTGCGCGTAGCCACCGACTGGTGCCAGCCAATAGCCTGCTGCGTCTTTGAGCAGTCCGTCTGAGCCGAGGCGGACATACATCGAGCCGACCCCACTAGCACCGGAGCCGACCCACTCGGCCTCATATTGTCCGTAGTTGGATGTCATGAGGCTCCGGAAAACGTCGAGCTCGTCGCCGGGAGAGGTGACGCCAGAGACGCTATGCACGCGCACCAGAGTCACGTCGAGTGACAGCGTGCCGGTTAAAGGCTCCGCCCCTTCCACCTCGGAAAACACGTATTCGTAGTCGCCGCTTGCTGTGATTTTGATCTCCTCCGCCCGCCAGAATAATTCGACGAGCTGGGCGCGGGTAAATGGTCCTGCCCAGCCGGTTTTGTCCATCGCGGAGGCGTCGTTCGTTTTTCCGCGTCCAACCGGGAAATCGAATCTCAGCCGGGAATGTGAGGAGATACGCTTGCCCATGATATTAGATGACGGACGGATGGGTCGGAGCTGCTTCGAGGACCAGCACTTCCACCCCATTAAGGATGCCGTGGACCACGCGCACGGAGGACATCCACCCCTGCCAAGCTGTTGCAGTTAAAGGAGGGTCTTCGGGCGCAACTTCTTCTGGATCGCCACTTAAAGTAATTTTTCCGATGCAAAAACGAATTTGCGTTTGTTGGGGAGGGTCGCCAGTTAAAACTACCTCTTTCGACGCCTCTTCGGCGTCTGCGATTCTTGACGCCCATGATCCTATAGCTAAAGTGGCAGGAGTAACGGTAGCCTCTATAACAACGTAGCCCTCTGTTGTTGCTGGAAACGCCGTTTCGATAACTCCGTCTAGGTCAAGTGCCGCTCCGTTCGTTCCGTCTATAATTGTCCCTTTTCCAATCGTATAGTGAGCGGTATCACTAACCATAGAGGTTGTTAGTTTAAAGGGGTGGGACGACGTAACCCCCCCCCCGCCGTCGATGTTTCCCGTCCAAATTTGATCTATTTCTAAATAAGCGGTTTGCCCCTCCCCTTTCACGGATTTTATTTCAGCAAGTTTAAAAACAAATTCCCCCTCCGCTTCGTTCCCTGTTTTCACCTCAATCATTGCGTTTGAACCTGACTTTACGATGCAAACAAAATCGCCTGCTTTAACAGTTAGAAGTTTCGATTCTTCAATTTTTTTTCCCAAAAGTTTTTGGGGCAAAACATCCCCTGTAAAAGTATAACCAACCATGGTTCCAAAGTTAATTCCCACCTTTTTGTTTCCCAAATCAATAACTTCAAAAGGGGGAAAAGAAAAATCGTTATCGAAATTTCTTGATGAAGGTCCGTAGTTTTTTGGAGTCGCTTTTAAATTGCTCATGAATTAATATACAGGTTCGTGTTAATACTTGAGTTGTCGGTTACGCGGAAAATCAGATTTTGGAAAATGTCTTTTGCGTAGTTGTTGGCAAAATAAACCACGCCGCTTGTGGTTCCGCCAACGGGAACTCTGTAAGTAACTCCAGTTACACCAAAGCCGCTTGAATTTTTGCGCGATAAAGTTGTAAAGTTTTCAGCCCCACGTTCTGTATCGTAATAAATAATATTCCAAAGATCAAAAATAGAGCCCTGCCCTTCATATACATCAACATCCATTGGAATGTTGAAATAATTATTGCCCGAAACGACGCCCGTTAACGATACGAAGTAACTTCCGCTTTTAACTTGAACGCCAGTTGCTCCAAGTCTCCCGCCAATGCCAGTGAAGTTGCCCGTATAACCGTATGTAAGGCCCGTAGCCCCCCCTGTAACCGCGCTAAAATACGAGAAGCGACCAGAACCCGGAATTGGCCTAAAGAAGCCGCCAGAGGCGTAATTGAAGTATCCTGTGCCCGTTCCTACTCCAGTTGGGTATCGAGCATAGCCAGTAGAGATATCCTTAAGCGTTCCGCTTGAATAGTCCAAAAATAAATTCACCATCGCGTCTTGAATCCCCTCGTTTCGAATCGAAAATTGAGATTGACCAGTTGGACGAATAAAGTCGTTTGCGAATGATACGGAAATAGATCCGTATGTATTGATTGGTTGGCAATCAAAATACTCTGTAAATTGATATGACCCCGCATTGGTTGTTACGTTGAATATGCCGGTCCCGGAAAACGGTGAATTGCTTCTGTATGCAATTGGGAAGTATCCAGACGCGTTTGGAGCGATAGAGGTTGGAGTAAAATACAAATCAAGTGGGATGTCCGCCAAGGAAAGGCCGCTTATTCCCAAAGAGTAGGCTCCATTGTTTTTGATGAAAATGTTGCCGCTTTTTAAAGTGTTGTTCCAGCCAGAGAAGGAGTGGCCAATTGAAGGCTGACGACCCGCAAGCGACTCAGCAAACAAGCTTCCGGTTGGCGAATTACAAAAAATACTATTAAAAGTAAATCCAGAGGGAAAAAGGTGAATCAGCGGCCTCTCATTTTGCCACACAGTCACGTTTCCGCCGTTTCCGCACACGGAAAAGAACGCGGAACGATCTTCGTTGAGGCTAGCGCAAAGAGTTCCATTGACTCTAACAAATCCGCCAGAAACATCAAAAAGAACAGCGCCGCCCGTTCCAGAAAGTCCGAATGAACTTCTGGTATAAGCGGTATCGCCAACGAAGCTTAAATTAGCTTCGAAGTCGCCGTTTTGATTGTAAAATGTTCTTAAATAGCTCATTAGATTGAAGGGACGTTTCCGCCCGAATCGTCAATCAGTTTACCTTTCGGTATGCCGAATTGTTGAAGCCTTAGATACTTCAGTTTTTTAAGCAAAAGATCGGGGGTTAGTTTAAATGCGAATGTGTTGCTGAAATTAAGCGAGGTGGTAAGACCGGAAGAGCCTATAATCATAGAAAATGATGTTAATCCGTCAAGGGGGTTATACATATTGTAAGGAACGCCTTCAAGTTTGTAGGTTCTCTCTTCGGAGTTTCTAACAGAATAATTTAACAACGCGGTGAATTTATTGATAAGCGCGGCTATTTTAGATGGGCTTAATTGGCAAACCGTAGGACTACTACTTCCTACCAAAAGGTCAAGATCGTTCGCGGAAGCATCATATGAATTCAATTGAATTCCAAGGCTTGCCGAATTAACGGACGGCACAGCTCCAGAGGAATAGGCTTCATATTTTGGAATAGCGACCTCCTTGTCATCGCCAGATCTTTGAATTAACGCGATATATCCGGCGTGATTGCTGCCAGAATCAGATTGAACAGGCATAGTTATCGAAAACGCGGCGTCTTTAAATTGAACGTTGAACTTTTTTGAATTAGCGCTTTCCAATCCGTAGCTCGTGTATTTTTCACATGCGTTAATTGGAATTATTACATTCGGTAATTCTTCTGGATGTTTCGCAGAACTGATAGATAAGGATACCCCTGTTCCGGCTCCCATTTCCGATCCGACACAATATACTTTGTATCTTTTCGGATCGTATTCTGGCAGGCCGAAACTCGCTTCGGCAAATTTATTTTTAAGATCATTTGGGATGGATATTTCCGAGTAAGAGTATTTGTCGATACTTTTTTTGATATTAGCTTTAATTCCGTCACTTAGCGAGGCGGGAGAATACATCGCGGGACGAGACATGAAGTAAAACGAATCGTTATCAACCCTATTGAAAATTGCGCTGTTTGCTAGATTTCCGCCCGCTTCAGTTATAATATCCGCGAAAGGAAGGTTTATTGGGTTTTTGAAATCGTAATATTGAATGTTTCCATCGGGAGACATCGTGTTATAACTAAGACTGGTCCAATGTTGTTTATACTTGCGAATCCAATATTGACCAAAGAAAGAATTGCAAAGTGATTCCTCTAAATTATGAATTTTCTCATCTTCAATCTCGTCAATTTCCGCCAAGAAATAATATGGTTTTTCTTTTATAACATTCTCTTCGACGGAATCGAAATTCTTAGATGTTTCTATACGGGATAGAATTCTATAAATATGTCTATCTTCAGTGTCAGCCGCTTCATCGTGGAAAACTTTTTTAATTTTCATACCGTTGAGTGCTGTAAGTTTTTCATTCTTTTTCGCTTCAACGTCGGAAGGTTTATTAAATTTATACTCTTGATACCATAAAAACATATCGCGAAACTCACGACTAACACGGCCAGTTAAGGTGCTATAGAATTCGAGCCTATCAAAAAGATTCGAGGAAATAATTGGATCGGTTGCAAAGTGCGCCGCAGTAGTCATTAGATCGTCAATAACCAATGGCATTAACTTCAGTTTTTTACAAATCTTAAGCTCACAAGCATAGCTTCTTTCTTCGCCCTCTCGTTGAAAAGATGATACGCCAAAATAATCCTTAGAGCCTTGTCGTGACTTCTTAATACTTTCTTCAAGAATCTTGTGTTTAACGTTTGTGTCGTATATGTTTTTAACATTAATGTTGATGCCGTATCTAACGTCGACAATTTTAACAACGCCTGTTGCGGCATCATAGTAGAATGAGAGTCCGATTTCAGAGCATATGTTGTTTAAAACCTCGCGAACCGTTCCAAAGTAATCAAATTTAAGATCGTTGTATTTCAACGACGTTGTGAAGGAAATACCCATGGAACTAGAGCTGAGTTTCTGCAACAAATCCGTGAGTGTGTAGCTATAAGTTCTTTTTGTTTTTAAATAGAATTCAGCGCAATTAATGGCGTTTTTTGGTGAACTACTATCGCAAGGATCGCAAGGATCTTGTTTGGAAGAATTCAAAATAGCCTCTTTGCAGTTTTCATCACTTTCACCAATCCAAATAAGACGACCAGAAGATTGCACCGCCCCGGAAATGGTTGCGCGTTCGTCAGAGCTTAGTTTTAAAAGAGCGGTATTGTCGTATCCCACTTTTCCACGAAGACACACCAAGTATCGATCAAGCTCAACAGACTTATCCACGAATTTAACCTTCAAAACCTTGAATTGTCCGGTTTTTGAAGTCTCATACTCCGCAATGGTAAAGAAGCCAAGCGAATTGGACGCGCCGTTGCCCGTTGTTATTTTTATGTTAAAAAATGAATGTTGATTTAAAGACGAATCAAGTGAAGCGGTATTATAAAGTCCGTCACGACTCAAAAACTCCGCGTCAACACTTCCATATCCGCCAGAAAGGCCGGGAGCGTATTGAAAAGAGTAAAGCGAGTAATTTTGAAATCCGGGGATTACAACGGTATCAATGGATTTGACAGACATTAAATAGTTATGAGATTAGATTTTTTTGGAAAAACGATATTTTTGGAATAACAGAGATTTCCAGAGTCAAGGGTTACAAAATTTCCCGAATACCTTCTGCTTGAAGGGCTTATTAATAAAACAGCCTTGTCGCGAGGGAAAAGTCCGTTTGTGTGGCCCGAAAATGTCGAACCAACCCCGGAGACACTAACAGATAAGTCAAAATTGTCGAAAGTAACCATGTCAAGGCTTGATTGGGCTGGAAACCTAACGTAAGAATCGAAAATGGTTGGAACCTCTCTTATTCCGTTTCGATAGAATCGGGCTGCCTGCAACCCCGTTTCAGGGAAATACGAGAACCCACTTACAGCTTCGACGTAAGGGAGGAGAATAGATGTATCTGCGCCTGTATTATTGGTGATAACATTTAGCCCGAGAGAATCTGACTTTTCTTTAACGGAGACAAATTTAAACAAAAAATCGTTTCTTGGGGAAGATGCCGAGGTGTAAATTTCCTTACAAAGGTCGAGCAAAATAAAACTTGGAAATCCATTGCTAACAACCGCCATTTCATAGATGTTAAACGCAGCGTTAGGAAACTCAGGAGGGGAATATGCGGTGTTGTTTCCGAATTTAATATCCGAGGAGGGAAGAGTAACAGCCTCTTGAATTGTTATTGTTTGGCTTTCGAACGAGTTTGTTAAAGGTGAGTAAGAGGATAGGGAAAAATAATTACCCGAGCGGGAAAAAATAAGAATGGCGCGATTTGCCGTTCTAACTGATTCAAAAAATCTGATAATCTTGCCCTGTGAGGAGTTCACGTAAAGGAAAAAGTCTCCATTCTGAGTGCAACCAAGAAAAAACCCGAAACCCGAGTTGTTGTTGTTTGAAAGAATCAGACACGGGCTTGTTTGGTTGATCTTCTGAAAATCAAAAATAACAGAAATAGAATCGGCGTTAACCCCCGCCAAGGCAATGTAATGCCCGTTAAACGCGCCGCGCCCGGAAGCAAAAAGAGATGAGCCCGAGACATAAGAGATATCGTGATTATTCGGGCCGGAATCTTGAGCGTCATTGAATATATGCCAAGCGCTTAAATCCGCGCTAGACAAACCGTATTCCATGTATTTCGTGAGAAAACTCATTCAGATCCTTACCCTTCCTTTCGGGAATTACACTTAAAAGGCTTTACAGTGAGGAACGCAATTCTGCATCGCTAAAAACAGTTGTTGAAATCTGATTCCATGAAAATGAAAACGACAGCCTGTTTCTTGAGCTCCCGTCTCCCGTTTGAACGTTATCTTGAGATAGAAACGTATCGTATCCAGTTAAATACAAAGATTTTAAATTATTTATATGTTCGCGCAGGCTCGCTTTCGCCTGATCAAGGGTTGAACACGACGAAATTGTGCCTGTTCCGCTAATTGTAAGGGTTTTTCTCTTCAATCCGCCAAGCATTTGAACGGTAAAATCTCCCCCGGAGTCAAGACCTTGGAAGGGCACAAAGGTGGGCATCGCGGGCGTTATTGAAGCCGTATAACTGAAATCATCAAAATGGGCCGGAATAGTAATTTTTTTGTCGCAAAGAGTTGCAGAATGTGAAATTGAGCCATCCTGTTCGTTAAATGACGAAGAAAATGTTGTTGCCCTATTCGGAAAAATTAAAGTATATCCTAAATTTGCCAAACGAGTTTTCATCCAAGCGGAAATTGAAAAAGAGTCTGAGTAATTTTTAACTTTCGTCCAACGAGATTGAGGGCATGGATCAGTTGATCTTATTTCAACGGAAGCTTGGGCGCACGTTTTATTTGTCTCTGATTCCCAATTAACAGAAATAGAATCGATTAAATACGGGTCTTCTTGAAATTTATCAAGGTAAGCCACCGAAAACGTAATTGACTTATCTTGAGTGTTTTCAGTAATTTGACGACTGACTGGTTTTACAAAAAGTTCGCCCGGCGAATACTTAGAGTAAACCTCGTCCGCTTCTCCGTAAAGATCTATTAAATCAAAGTTCGCCCGCAAATCGTTAAATGACGAGTTTATCGCTCCCTGTAGCTTGCCATTAATGGCGACCCTAAAGCCGTCCTCTCCAGAGTCAATGGTAACCGCTTTCTCGTAAATACTATGACTAAGGTTGTTGCCGTAGTTGTTGTAAACCCAGCTTTCGTCAACCTGATAGGAGCCGGTAAATCTATTTATTTTCTCTTGGAGCCCTACTAAAATCGCGCTATTCATCCCCACGGATGAAACGAATGAGGGGGCGATAACGGAACCGATTCCCGTTATATTTTGAACGAACGCTTTTGCGTTTTCCAAAGCGCTAAAATTAGTATTGAATCCATTCGCGCTTGTTGATTTTGAAATAGTAACATCACCATTTTGCCCCTGATCGAAGGAAATTTTTTGCGATGGATCAACCACCCCATAGCTTGCGAAAGACCCCTCTCTAAAAACGTCAAGGGAAACCGTGAACGGAAGTATTCCCGCATATACGCTATCTTCAAAATCAATGCTTCTTATAATTGCAAATCCGTTAGAATAAAGAGTTCTGGAGTTCGAAACCGCCTCTTCAATGATTTTGAAACTTCTAAACGGCTTGGAGAAACGATCAATCAATTGGTTGCTTTTAGCCCAAAACCCAGAAAATTCGTTACCATCGGGGCAATGAGCCCCAGTGATTGTTCCGCGAAGGGTAAACGAGTCAACGTCGCCGTGTCTTTTGGAATAATATAGAGGCGTAATTGTTCTTGACACCAACGGAGTCGGAGCTATACCCTCAAACGGGTTCTGATTATCATAAAGAATCTTAAACATTGTAATCGCTGTAAACTTTGTTTCCAGTGTAGTTGTAGCCCAAGCTCAAAACAAATTTAGAGTTATCGGGTTCAAAAGAATACTCCGCCGACTCCATAAAGTATGTATTTGAATCCGGAACTGAGATTTTTGTTTTTGCCGCCGCAAGATAGTCATCAATTATTTTGCCCGTTGTGTTGCAAAGGACGGAAATTGTTTGTTTTTCGCTTGTTAAACTGCTTGTATTTTGTCTTTGGGCTATTTCACCGTCATATGGCGTTATACCAAGAAAGAAATTGTGAACGGATTTTGTTGTGTTTTTTTCGTTTGAAACGAAGAAGGCTCCGTTTGTCAAACTTGTGCATTGATCGCGAAAGACATAGGAGTATCCAAACAGTCCGTTATAATCGGAGTATGAATGTTCTATTCCTGCTCTTCTTAGGTCGCCGCTTGCAGCCGCGCCCGAACATCCGCAACCAGAAGCTTGAGAGTAGTAAGTATCAAAAATTCTACCGTTAATTCCTCCAGAAATATTAGAATTAAAATAATTAACCGCTGCCGTTAACTTCAAAGGGCTTGTAGCGCCGTTTGAATTACGAACAGACCCCCGCTCCGAAATTGTTGAGCTCCCGTCATCAGATCTTGAGAATTGAAGATCACGTTGGACGGTAAAAGCGCCGTTTGAGAGGGGATCACTGGAATAGTCAAAAGAATATTCAATCGTTCCCTCAGCTTCATTAATGATTTTGTTCCTTGTTTTAAGAAACAATCCGCTAAGGCAATCCCCAGATGAAGAGGAGTAAGCGGCGAAAAAACTGGATGCTCTTTGAATCGCTGTTTCTTCTGCGAATTCCATGCCCGCATATGCGGAGTCCAAAGTGTTTTTTCTAACGCCTATAATGGTTCCCCTTTCGGAAACGGTGGAGAACCCCTCGTTTTCGAAATTAACGGACATGTTGTTATTCCATCTGTAATTCCACCCCGAAGTTGGGCCTTGGAATTTCTCAGAGAAGTTATATGATCCTTGAAGGGTATCGTAACTCTCGGAAAAAAGTCTTGATCCTTCATTTTGGTAAAAGCTTGGGTATGGTTTGAAAGCAACTTCAAAAGCGGGGTCATTATAAATAATTCCCGATGCGAAGTTTTTGACCTTTTGTAGGTAAAGCCCGCTGGATAAATTAGGGTCAATACAATTAAAACCAAAGGAGCGGTCATATGAAATTACCCCGTCGCGATCCGTTTTAAGGTCAAAACTTCCATTGAAGTTCGAGGTATATTTACAAAAATCGTTATCTATAACCACGTTTGAGTAGTTTGGCCCAACTAAATTATAAAGATTTCCCGTTCTATATAGTTCAATCTCAGCTTCATATTTAGAAACTCTCGGATCTTTTGATTCTGGAAACGTTATTTTAGTGACGCGGCCCGAGCCAATAGAGGCACCATTCATAAATATTTCTTGGAAATCTGCGAAACGCTCTTTAATTGCATACATTTCGTCCCAAATGTCATAAAGCGGAGAATAGATATTTGATCCCGAAGAGAGACCGGATAAAATATTTCCAGTATCCTGAATATTTATATAAGTGTAGCCACCTTCGAAATAAAGATTGCCCGACATTTCTGGAGATAGCCCGCTTGATATGGTTGGCGATCCGTAAAGTGGGGTCCATTGGTTTTCGAGCCCGTTATAGGTTAAACCTGTTCCATTGTAAAGAAGAGGGGAGCCATTGTAGTAAATTTCCCCACCTTCACTTACATATGCGAGCCCAAAAAAAGTGTTGGGGGAGCCGTCAAAAACCCGGTCGCTTTGTAGCCGCCCTTTAATGCTAATAGTTGAACTATTATTATAATTAAATGCATTCCCAAGATAGTTAAATTTGGTGGAATATCCAAGGGTTTGCGCTTCATTGAAAATTATCATCCTTTAAGGTTGGGGGTAAATCCAGCCGCCACGGCGTTTGGATTTTTTTCCTTTGCTTCAAGTATGGACTTAACGAGATTTGCAATTAAAACGCCGTCTGCGTTTGTTAACCCAGAATTTTTCGTAACCACTTCAACAACATGGTTTCCATTAACATTTACTTCTGTTGGTTTACTTTCTAGCTTCACCGCTTTTTCCCGCTCGGTTTTGCTCGCGCTGGCGTTTTCAGAAATAGCGTCGGCAAGAACCTTTAAAGAATCAACAATTTCCTGCATTCTGTTTCCATCTTCAACTGAAGGGGCTTGTTTTTCAAGTCCCGCGCCCCTTCCGTAAACATTTAAGTTTTCCTTCTCGAATTTATCAAGAACTTTTCTCTGAGCCGATCCTTCGGGCGCTTTTGTTTTAGCGTATTCGAGTTCGCCCTTAATATAATCATAATCTTCTTTTGTGTTAGTTCTTTTATACGGGTCTATTTGGCCCGTTTCAACAATAGCTTTCGCTCTATCACCAAAACTCCTAAGTCTTGTGTCCCCACCTGAATAATAACTAACTGAACCCGCAGGGGTGGCAACCGCTGTCGTTTGACCATTCCCTAAAACATCTAAGCTTTGTTTGAATCCAACATTGCTGGAATTTGTTCTAGCCGAACTTAATTGTTCTGTGGTCGGCTGCCCATCTCCGTATTTTGCTTTCAAAGCCCCAAGCTCAGAATTCAAAGATGATTCTATTCCAGCGTAAGTATCGGCTTTTGAGCTAAACCCGGCCACCGCCGCCTCTTTTTGCATCATTGCACTAAGGTTCCTTATATCAACGCCAAGGTTCGAAGTGGCAGTAGTTAAAAGTTTATTCGACTGCGCCACTAAACCCTCTGTAGGATTTAATGGTTTTGTATCTGTTATCCCCGCCGCATCTTGAGAGCTCTTTGTTAACCCGTCATTTATTGCCGCGTCAGGCGATTTTCCCCCGGTAATTAAATCACGAATTTCCTTCATTCCTTGAAGGAACTCCTTAAAGGGTTCGGCTTGGGAGCGGGAGCCTTCTTGGTCTAACCCTAACTGGGTATTAACTTCGCTATCTCTTTTATTCAGTGACGCCAAATCAATCGCCGCGCCCGCGCCATCGCCCGCTTTTAATTTAACCAAAGCTTTTTGATAAATTTCTTCGTCTTGAGAATTTCGCTTATTTTCTTCGCTAACTTGCTTTGCGTATTCCGGAGTTTGGAAGGCGGCAGCATGCTTCTGCTTGGGGCGATTAGCTAACCTTTCTTCAATAATTTTTTGTGTATCCGAGTATGCTCGACCGTTCGTCGGGCTGGCCACAGCAAGAGCACCCTTTTCGTCGCCAAAACTCAAAAGTCTTTTGGTTTCCAATAAACGCTTAATCGCGTCTTCTTTCGCCGCGCCGGTAATTGAAGTGCTATCTCGTGTTTTATTTATTTCAGAGTCAATTTTCAACTGAGCTTCGCTATATTTTCCGCTTTGGCCAGTAAGGGGCTGCATTCTGCCGCGAATGCTATCTGCTTGATCAATCAAACGAGCCCTGTCCTCTTTAAATCTTGGGCTGTCGAGATTACTTGCCGCTGCAAGCAAAACGTTAATTCCCTTCTGCATACTGGCTTGAATTCCTCCACCAGAGGCAATTTCAAAATTACTTTCCTTTAAGGCCCTCTTAGCTTCAAGAGATTTGCTTGCCGCAATATTTCCTTTTGACTCAAAATCGTTTTGCATTACAAAATTACCATTGATAATATCTCTTTTGGTTTTTGCGACATCGGTAACATTCAATCCTTGTTCGCCGTTTTTCTTCTTCTCCTCATCAAGCTTAATTAAATTCTGAGCCTTAGTAACTCTATCTCCAATTAAGTTAACTAATGGGTCGCTATTTCTATTACGAATCGCTTCGGTGCGAATATCTTGCTCCTTTTTAACGGTTTTTGAATCCGGCTTTAAAACGCTATTTTTCAAATCGGCGAAATCAAGACTATCAAACGCCGCCTGCATTGGATCTTTGGATTGAAGAGATTCAATAAGTTGGTCAAATTTTTGCTTGCGACTAATTTCTTGAACAGCTTTGAGTTGCTCAAGCGCAATTTGACGGTTGGTCATAATTTCGAGAGACTGGGCCTTATACTCATTATTTAAAGTTTCAAGTTCTATTTTTGACTCGCCGCTAATATCTTCTGAGTTTTCAGCAACTTTTAGAAGGCTCGCAAGCATTTGATCCGCATTGCCCGAATCAAGCCCGCTTTTTAAGAAATTACTAACAAAATTCTCGCCTCCCGCTTTATTTAAAGCGCCGCGACCCTTATCGGTATATGTTTCCCCTACAATTTTGAGTAGGGAGGCAGATAGGTCACGTTTGGATTTTTCTTCTTGTTGGCCAAGATCGCCCATTTCTTGAGAATAGGCCAAAGCGTTTTTGACGCTATCTGAAGTCCCGGGCTGATTCGCAACTATACCCAAGCGGGCATTCATTAATGAGTTCGAATTAGAAGAAACCGTTCCTTCAAGAGCGTTTTTTCTGCCAAAAGATTTTTCGTATTTTTTAAAATCTTCAAAAGCCGCCTTGGTTTTTTCGGCTCGATTAGCGATTTCTTCTTGAATTTTTGCAACCTTTTCTTCGTTCTGTGTCGCTCTTTTGAAAGCGTTCGTTAATTGAGAGAGTGATACGTTCGTTGTTGTGACAAGCGCATCGTCAATTATTTTATCACTTACAATACCAAGACCCTTATTGGCTTTTAAAAATCCGTTAAAGTCCCCTTGTTTTGAAAACCCAAGCGCGGCTTTTGCCAGAGAGTTTCCCGGCCCGCCCCCATCTGCCTTTTCTTTGAGGGCTTTAAAGTCATAATTTTGCGTAAAGCTAACGAGTGATTTGTTGAGTTCTTCATCGTCAAGTTGTATTTTGCCGCCATCGTCGCCCTTACGACGAGTCAAGTCCCTCCAAAAAGAACCGAGGGCGGTATTATTTTTATCTGCATTACTCGTAACGCTAGCAAGAGCGGTTTCAGAATTTAATTTGCCTTGAGTTTTTTGTTCAAACTGGCTGATCGCATCAGACATATCGGACTTCCCCTTGTCTCCGCCAATTGCGTTCGCGGAAAGAATTTTGCTGCGAAGTTCTTCTGGCATATCTGCAATAGCGACAGCTTGCTTTCTGTTGGAAGCTTTTATTTCTTCTTTGGAAGCGTTCGGGTCTTTGGAAAGCGCGTCCCCGCGCTCCTTTGCGCCAAGATATTCGCTTAAATTACCTTTTGCCTTTTCTGCTTCAATATCAAGCTCCGAAAGGTGTTTGCTCATGTCGCCTAATGGGATTAGAGCCTCCTTGAGATAAGTCGAGTAAGCTGCGGTGGCTCCAACCGCAACTCCAATAGCTGTTCCCCAAGGGCCAAAAGTTGACCCAAAAGTTGCCGCGCTTGTTACCGTCGAAATAGCGTTACCTGCTTTTTGTCCGCCCTCGCCCATAGAGTCGCCAACAACAGATCCTGCAAAAGATAGGGCACCGCCTGTTATAGCAGTTCTCATTAAGGTTTTCTGATTTCTATTTCCGCGAGTCTCGCGAACCATCTCCCTAGTTCTTTTTTTATCAATAACACCGCCGCCCTTTGACATAGCTTCGCCCGCGAAAGCCTCCACCTCTTTTTTACTGGCAGATGGGTTTTTAGCTATTAATTCGGCAAAAATATTATGACTGTCTGCGTTTTTTTGCTCTTGGGTCATTTGCGAAACGGAGGCACCGTTTTCATCGAAAATCTCGTTAGACATAGCGCCCGGTTGGGAAGAGTTTCCTCGCCCCCCCTTAAGGCCGCGTAAAGATCTTTTGTTTTTCCTTAATTCCCAAAGTTCAGCCGCTTTTTCATTGCGCTGCCATCCAGCGTGATTAGCCTCCCTGCCTCTAAGCCTAGCTTCCCTTTTTCTTTGTTCGGAAGCATTGATCGCCGGGATTCCGCCAGTTGCAAGGTAAGGGGAAACCGATAGGTTTGGGAATTTATCTCTTGAAACATAATCAGTGGAAATATTTGGACGAACACGAAGGTTTCCGCCAACGTCAAATTGACTTTGCATCCTTGACCTAATGGCCTCTGATGGGGAAGGGACAGGGTTATCTATAGAGTCAATATACTGTGCGCCGCTAGACCTAACTGAAGCGGCGTTTATTTCTATTTGTTTTTTATTAGATTTTTCCGGGAAAGGATTACCATTGCCTCTTTCAGGGTAGTAACGACTAAAATTACTATATCCGGGCAGTTTAGGGGAGGCAGGAAAGTAAAAAGAGGTTGGCCTTGGTTCCGGCTCATTTTTTTCCGCTTCAAGCCTTTTGGATTCCTGTTTTTCGGCATAATTCGCCCTGATTTGAGCGTTTCTTTCCTCTTTTAATTGCTTTTTGGCAAGCGCATCTTGATCCTGTTTTCTTTTAGAAGTAGTTGGGTCGTTAATATCGTTCCACTTGCCGTATCGCGCCGCCCATTCGGGGGAAACGGAACCATCGTTAAAAGCGCCCCCGCTATTCTTTTCCCCCCTCTTTTTCTTTCTTCCTCGCGCAAAATTAGGCACAAATCCGCCAGCGAAGCCAAACATACCTTGGCTGTGTGGGTAAAGACCCCGGAAAGAGTCGGCCATTTTTAGTGCGTCTTCCGGGTTTTGAGGGAAACCGTTTTTGGAAAGAGGTAGGCCGCTTTGTTTAGCTTTGCTTTTGATCCATTCGGATTGGAAACCGTTGCGTCCAGAGAGCATGCGGGAAGAAGCGGACTTTGGAGTGTATCCGCCTGCAAAGTTATTCCTTGTTTTTAAATTTAAAAAGTTAAAGTTTTTTCTTGAGAACTCGTCAGGGGAAAGTTTGTTTACATACTTTTTAACAGTTCTTAACGAGGTGTCCTTATGCCAAGCAGAGTCAAGACCGCCCTTTTCTCTAACTCCGAACATCATTTCATTTTTTACTCCCTTTTGGTCGCGCCAAGCTAATTGTGGGTAAAGAACTTTTAATTTATCAAAATTTGTTTTCTTGCCCGACATTTTTCCCCAGTCCGCTCTCTGACTCAACAAGGTTTGCGAATGAATAGGTTTTTTCATTCGCTTCGATACGTCAAGAAGTCTATTAAAGAGTAATCGCCCGTCGCCCTTTTTGGCGCTTGTAATTAAATCAACATCAATTTTATCTTTTTGGTTGTAAACTTTTAAGAAAGACCCGTTTTCTGTTGTCCATGCTCTTCCGCCGCCAGACTTATAAGCATTAATTTTAGGCTTTAAACCACTTGCGAAGGTGTTTACGCTTCCAGAAACCTTTTCAATTTTTCCAAGTTCTTTGACCTTGTCCATGCCGCCAGCTTGGGCGATCATGTTTTTGTTAAATACGGCGTCCGCGCCAGTTCCAAGGTAATCCCGAACAATAACTTCGTGGCTATTGACAACAACATTCTCGGGCCTTCCGCCCTGACTCATGCGGATCTTCTTAATGGCAGGCTTTGCCCCCATACCGGCCCCGCCAACGCCTTTGTTGATGTCGCGGGCCTCACGGTTAACCGCAGGGATCATACCCCCCGCAAACGCCTTTCTAGGAACGATTCTTGTTCCAGAGTTGGTTCCCATGATTGGAGCGGCAGCTTGAGCCATGGAAGAGGAAGCTATTTTAGCTACCAGCGCAAGCCTTTGTTGAAGAGCAGTGTTTCCTTGCAGCAAAGAAGCATTGTAAACCCTTTCGTTTTGAATGGAAATAATGCGCTGTTTATTTTCCTCAATAATCCCCCCCATTTTTGAAACGGTTTTTTCGGGGCCTTTGCCCAAAAGGGTTCCGCCAATGTCTTTGGTGAAGCGACCAAAAATAGAGGTGGAAAGCTTGGCCAGTCCAACCGCGAGCAGTGCTAGTCCGGGTCCGCTAATTGCGTTGATAACCCCTTTAACAACCGACTGTCCGATTTTTTCTCCAGCGCTTGCCGTTTCTGGGTCTTTGTTTAAAGCTTCACCAATGCTTGATGTTAAATCGGCAAATTGGGATGCCAAATCCCCAACAGAGGAGTTTACCCCAAGTTTTCCAATTGCCGCGCCAAGCTGAACGAATCCGTTTTTAGCCTCATTAATTTTATTTAGAGAGGTACGGCCCAAAAATTCACTTTTAATGAACGCTTCGTTTTGCGCCCTCCCAACAATGCCAAGCGCTTGACCGTATGCACTTGTAGATTTGGCGAGATCACCAATTAAGGCTTTAACGATGTTGATTTGGTAAACGCCACCAATTTTTTTGGAAACGTTTGCTTGTTGGGAATCGGTTAGATTGTCATAGCCCTGTGCAAGATCTTTTAATACGTCAATTGCGTTCAAAAAGTTCCCCTCAGAATCTTTTGTCGCGATACCAACATTCTCAAGCGCCGCCGCAGTTTCATCGCTTTGAAGCTTGGTGAAAATGGTTTTGAAGGCGTTACCGATAGCAGGTCCGCCACGGGCCGTTGTTTGCTGAACGGAGGTAACAGCCGCAATAAGTTGGTCAAGGTTAACGCCCGCGTCTTTCGCGGTGGAACCAACACGACTGATCGCTTCAGCAATGTCTTTGGAGCTAACCGCAAAGTTGGTGTCGGCTGCGGCCATCTTATTGACAAGACCTTCGTAGCCGATGGCGTCTTTACCGAAGGTGTTGATTGCCGCAGTTAGAGTTTTAACACTTGACGCAACATCCATGCCCGAAATCTGAGTCAAAACAAGCGCGGAAGAAGTAGCTTTTGCAATATCCGCCACTTTAAGACCTTGACGCCCAAATTCCGCTGCCGCTTCCGCCGCAACGTAAAAGGAATTTCCGGTAGCGTTCGCGGCCTTGAAAAGGTCGGACGTTAATGTGGTCATTTCTTGGTTGGTAACCTTGACGTTAACCTGAATGTTAGCCAACGCCTGCTCGGCCTTTAACGCGTTCTGATAAAGGGATAAAAACGCTTTGCCAACTCCATAAACAATGGATGTGGTTGCCGCAAACGCAACCATACGGTCGTTCGCGAATTCAAGGGTTTGGCTGAACGCCCGAGCTTCACGGTTTGCTTTCGCGAATCCAGTGCCGCCGCCAACATTAATCGACCCAAGTTTCTTTTGGGTATAGCTGGCCAAACGGTTAACCGAGGCGTAGGCCGGGGACGAATCGAAATCTAATGGAAATTTAACTGTTTCTGACATACACCTTACCTTGCAAAACCTTTGCCTACTGTGTATTACACTTTTTTATCCTATTAAATTAAAAAAATATTAATTTACCAACTTTTGAACAGCTTTCGCGCTTGCCTCTGGATTCTCAAGCATAGAGGCTTTCATGATGCTTTCTCTGGAAAGGGCTCCTGTTCCCTGCGGCGAGCCCCAATCCTTTTCAAGTTGTTCGCGACCGTTTTCGGATGAAGCGGCCCACTTATCAAGTTCGCGCCAATCCGACAACGTTTTACTGGAAACCTTGCCGCTTATATTTGAAATAATATTTTTATAATTCTCCATCAAAAGCAAAAACCTTTGTTGCAGGCAGGTAAGGTCCACTATGCTCCGGCCATAAAAATAAAACCCATTGCCCGAAACGGCGTAAAGATTTTGGCAAAAAGTTGAGCATGCCAGTTCGCGCAGGTTATCGTCTCCAATTTTAGCGCGATAAAGCATAAATTCTTTAAAGGCGGCGTCAACGGCGGATTGCTCTAACATTTCAGCCCCCTCGTCATCCCAAGACCTGATTAATAATTTTTCATCACGATAAAATAAACTTAAAATATATCGCTCTATAGATAGCTTTGAGGCGCGGTCTTCCGCCGTTTTCCCGATAGCTTTATCTTTTTTGTCGCGGAGGTTTCTAACCTTTATGGACGCTTCATTAAGGGCTTCAAGAATTGATTTCTTTTGGGCCTCAATAATTTTCTCATAGCTTTCTTGAAGTCTGGCTAAATAAGCTTCGCTAGAATCCAAATCCCTTTGGTTCGCGTCCGTCCAAGTTCCCGCTTTGTTCGCGGCAGCAAGAGCCTCCCTTTCGAGAGGTATTTTTCTTTTGACAGCTAGTTTGAGAAACTTTTCATCAAGCTCCTGAAGAAACGATTCGTCTGTTATGGTCGGATGCCTTATCCAACCCTTCGAAGATTTTGTTCGGCCAAGCCTAACCTCGTTAAGCAAGCCTAGGTTCATTCAGGCGCGATAAGATCATAAAAATCCGCCCGTGTCAACTCGTCGTATTCTTTGAAATTTTCCTCGTTGATGGATTTGTCGCCATAATACCAAAAAGTAGTAAAAAGACTTATGCGGGAAAGCATATTATTGGTATCGTCAGGATTTTCCTCCTCTTTGTTGGAAAAATCAGCATACCTCTCTTCGAACTCATCACCCTTGAAAAGCGGCTCCCAAACGGGATCGTCGTTTTCGTCGGTTTTTTTGTCAATCATTCCAATCAACAGCGCAAGGTGCATAATGGTCTTATTCCGAGCGATAACGTCCGCAGTGCGATCAAAAAGGTGTTCATGTTCCATTTCGATATCCCGTAAAGAGCTATAGTAAAGGTCGATTTCCTTTTGAAGGGTTTCGCGCTCTTTTTTGTTTTTAGCCTTATCAAGCTTTTGCTTCGCCTCAACAAAGCTACCAAAGATCTTGGAGTATTCTTTTTCCTCCTTATTTGACAAAACGCCGCCAAAGTTTTTAATTGTTTTGACAAGCATTTCCTTCGTAAGAATGCCGCGTTGAATGCATTCAGATTGAAACTTTGAGAACATCATGTCACTGTCATCAAGCTCCAAGCGAGTTGGTTTCCTAAGCGCCAAAATAGCTTCTTTTCCGTCTTTTAATCTGTGGGTAAATTTATATAAAATTCGCATATTTTCCTTATTCCTTAATTTTCCAATTCTCTAATCAATTCATTGGTAAGATCTAAAACTCTTTTCCTAATTATCTCCTTTTTACTGTCATCTATTAGAAATAGAAAGGGTCGCAAATGTTTAGTTTGCTCTCCAAGCCCGTTTTCTTCGGCTATGGCAAGCATTTTGTCCACTTTTGAGATGTCCTCTTTTTTTAATTCGTCAACAATATCAAGAAATGATTTGGCAAGCTCAATTAGCTTCGTCCTTGCAGAATGCCTGATAATTTCTTTGTATTCCATAACGTTTTAAACCTTAAACCTAACTAACGTTACACATTAAAAAATAAAAGTGAACAAAAAATAATTAAATATCGCCGCGCCCACCCAATAAAAAAGCCCCGGAGGTCCGGGGCTTTAGTATTTTAATTATATTGTTTGTATTTACAGAGACTTCAGCGTAGAGGCACCCGAATAACCAGTAACGCCACTGAAGAAAAGTCCGTTTGCCGTATCATTGGATGCGCCGATTTGGGACAAGAATTTCATAGTGACCGTGCTGCTTGGCCCAATAGATCCGGAAAGATCCTGAGAGGTAAGTTTAGCATTTTTGATGATGAACTTAGCGAAGATATCAGAAGCAACTGCGGTTGGACCGTCAACTCCACAAGCAGACTTGTAGAAGTCAAATGTGATGTCCGTTGTAGGTTCGGAACACATAAAGTCAACCATGCCGGTTGCCGCAGTAAGGTCACCCATGAGGGCCTCAATGCTGATGTCGATATCAACTGGATATTGAACTTCACGGGAAATGGACATGCGAGCGCCAAGTTTGTTAATTGCTTCAAGGTTAAAGTCAAAGTTGAAACTAGCCTTTTGAACAATTAGGTTGGTATCAAGCGTTTGGAAAAGACCTGCTCCTGCGTTGCTGAATGTTACCTTAACATCGCCGGGTCTAATAACGCTTGGCTTAAGTCCGCTAGAAAACGGAATGGTTGGAAGAGTGAAGTTGCCAACAGCCTTTTGGGCTGTGCTAGGATCAACCGCAGGAATCCTTTGGGCGCTTCCCGTGCTATAAGAAGCGGTGTTTAGTCCCTGAACACTTAGAGTCGCCATAGGGAAACTGCCAACGGCAGCTTCGATACCGTAACTAGCAATAAATCCATTACCAACGGCCAAAACGGCGACAGACGCAGGGCCTAGTCCGTTAGCGTCAAGTCCTTCTCCAGCAACGGCGCGGAAGTAGTTTTTGTCGTCCTGAGTTCTATCCGCAATAGATCCGATAGCGGATGTAGTTGAGGAGATTGTAAATCCAAGGTTGGCTTCATTTTCGAAGTCGGTAACATAGTAAGAAAAGTCAAGTTTGCTGTCGGAACCATCGGAGTTGATTCTGTCAATAGCCGCCATTTTACCAAGTTCATTGATATTTTCAAGCGCATATTCAATAGAATTGCCAACCGATTGAACACGGTGAATCTTCTTAATGTTTGAAGTGGTGTGTGCGCCCGTAGCTGGAGAAGGTCCAACAAGAAGTGCTTCGTTGTTATAAATTGTTCTAAGTCTAGGCATAAAGTTTTAGGTATATGTTATATTACACCAAAAGAACCCTTTTGTGTATTTTAAATTAAAAAAATATATTTACTGTCTAGGGCTCCTTACAACAAAAATAGTAAAATTGGCGAGCCCAACATAAACATTTTTTAACTTTGAGTTAATGTTGTCGCTTTTGATTGGGTTAAATGTTGCTGAGTCAATGTGAATGGTAGGGTTTCCAGCCGAAACGGAAGCGCCAACAGCGGTTGTAAAATTCCACGGGCGAGCCTTTAAATCATTAAATTCGTTCAATGGAGTCGAACTTAAAAGAACCATTGTGGTATTTTTTAAATCACGAAAAACAGACCCCAAACTAAGAAGTTCAGTTTCAGTTTTACAAAAACAAGTTACTTTCATTTTAAAGACAGTTTTATCTAGCCCTCCCAACGAAAAGCCCTCATTATCCGTAAAGGCAGATTTGATGAAATAACAGGGAGAATGGTAGGAGTCCGCTTTTGTGGAAGACGTTTGAACCCTCATTTCAGGCTCGAATTCAAAAATAGTATTTTGATATAATTCTTCATCATCTTTTGATGTAACATAAGAATTAAAATGTTTCACAGCTAGAGTCGCGGATGTTGGTAGCGTAGCCGTTACGCTCGCAGGAACAATAAACCTAGAGTTTCTAAAATCAGTTTTAGCGGCCTTCCAATCAACATGGGAAAATTGAGCCGGGTCAGCAATTGTTGCGCCGACGATAGAAGAGTCGTAAAGCCATTGCTTAGGCCCCATACCTATTTTTTTATAACCGACTAACCTATCGTCTCCTTGGTCAAGGAACAATGGCGCGGCAATATTTTCCCAAGCTTGAAGCTTGAAAGCAATCCTATGGTCAAGATACTCCTTAAAAGAGGATACTACTAACTGATCAAAAACTTGTGTCATAATAAAAGATTTTTTCTAAAATCGGCGATTAAAGGGGTAAGGTATAAATATCCGGCCCAATCTGTTGATCGAATTTCATTGCCATTAACTTGAATACCCTCGCTTGATCGGCCCTTTGAATTTTCCTTATTCAAATAATAGGGAAGACCGGAAATACCTTCTTCAATCATAATCGGCCACCCTTGGTCGGTCCATTCAAGTTCGAATTCTTTGGTATTGAAACTTTTTTTATCTGGGTAAAAAACAGACGAGGAAAAAAGCTTTCCGCTTGTTGAACTATTCGGCCTAAAGGTTATGTTCGTATCCAAAAAATCTACAAGAACCCCCACGGGATCATCGCCGCTATTAAACCCAAGAAATCCGAATAGCGTTCCACGGGAGGAATTTAGTCTGGAAGACGGCGCGTGAGACATTATATCTACGCTAATCGGATGACTTCTAACGGCATCCAAAAGTTCGGCTTTGGCACTTTCAAATCGCTCTTCAAGAATTTCACGAAGAATCGGCGCAACTCGGCGAGTTAGAATTCGCATCATGATTTCTTCATTTATATTTATATTATTGATTCTTTCTTAATATAATTTCATATCGATCAATTTGGGCAAGCATGCCAATTCCTCGCCAGTCAGATTCCTTGACGAACTTATCCCCAAGAACGTAAAATGCCTTCGCGTCCTTTAGCCACCCGAAGTCATCTTTTTTGATTTGAATGCGAACCTTTGCAATGGGATACGCCAACTTAAGGCTAATGTTTTCGTCACCGTCAAGGGACTTCAAAACCTCGCTGTCTTTGAAGTAGAAAATTCGGCATTTGATGTCTCTTTTTTGTGCCGTTTTTACTATATTCAGAGAGTAGGCGTCTCCAAAATCCGCATTCCAATTAGGGTCAGAAAAAACAATTTCTTCAGCCGCGCTTTTGTAAAAAGTAACAAGGTCTTCGCGTGCGAACTGATCGAACACCAAAGTCATTGCGGCGTTGCACTCTTCTTGAAGGCTTCCCATTAGTGAAGGTATCTTCCTACCGGATTTAAATCAGACCACGAGAAGCAAGCACAATGGATATTCATTGGGGTTGAGCGGCGATTGTTGAACGTTAATTGTCGAGGGCGGGCGAAATTTCCGCCCCTGTAAACCTTTACAAGCTCTTTGATGGAGGAATCGCAGTCCTTTGCCATGCTTTGATACGCGGCAGCTTTAGCAGTATGGCTGACGCGCTTAATGCTGCCCTGATCCTCACCCTGCATTTCTACCCAATCGTATTCCATCGCGCCAAGGGTTGTTCGGGCCTTTTTCTTCAGCCAAAAACAAATAAACAATTCATTATAAATGCCCGCCTGAATGTCGTTTAGGGCTGGCTCAATATTATTATCCTCGGATAGAGTAAAAGATGTGGACAATCTTGCATTCAACTCCCCTAAGTTGGTGCGAAGCCATTGCACAACCGAGCTAATTGAAGACGAAGAATCGCCAACGGATTCCAATAGTTCCGCCGCCCAATCTGATTGTTGCTCTGGAGTTATATAATCCATTTTAATTTAATGAATTAAAACTTTGAAGGGTCAAATGTTGGCAAAACCTCGGAAGTCTGTTCCTTGGCCGCGCCGTATGTTTTTGTAAGCCTATTAAATTGGTCGATACAGGCTCGAACAAGTTGAGGGCGATGGGAGGCCGGTTTGATTCCAAAGGTTACGGCTAATTTCTGAATGTCAGCAAGATTCATTCCTTTTAGGGCGGATTCTAACTGAGCCGAGGTTTGATAGGGAAGGTTTAAAACCTTTCGGATGCCAAACATTTGATCAACGGATGAAGCATCTTTTGCGCTTGTTCCGTCTGTTACGTATTTAAATACATTTTGTTTCATATAATATGCGTTACACTTTTTTGCTTGTCTTGTGAAGCCTTGACACGTTTTTCGCAGTAATCGACGTATTCTGGCACATCCCATTTACGGGAAAGATGCTTCTCAGGGATAAGTTGCCGAAGACTAAGATACATTTTGCATGCGGCAAGCCCACCTATTGTAAAGTGATAATAAATTTTGTCTTCACAGCAATAATTCCTAACGCTTCTTTTCGTTGGTGAAGGGTATTCTACGTCAGCCCATTCTTTAATGTAATCCAATACTTCTCTTGTAGCCAAAGCTATTTTAAAAACAAAACAAGAGGAACCCGAGCCTTTTCGTTTATTAATTGCAATGTGTCCGTCGCCATCTATGAAACCAATTAAAAAGTATTTAAACAAATCTTTTGGAATTTGTGTTGGGGCGGGCATATTCCAACTTTTTCGCGGCGCGATATTGAAGTTATTTTTTAAATCGCTCTGCCACTCCTTTGAAGCTGTATATCGAGCATAATACATTGGCGCTTCATTCTCACGAACGGGTTTATTATGAATGGCATACTCGCTTTTTGTATCTTCTACAAATTTCTCAATTTGGTATTTTTCCTGTAGCCCAAAAGAAAACGTATAGCTATCTAAATTTTTATTTTGATAAATGCAGCCATCTGCCGCAACCATTCCTGCCCAATAACAATTAACTGGATTGTAAATTTTCCAAAAGTCAAAATCGTATAAAAATCGCATTCCACACGTATCTCTCCGAATTCCCATTTTTTTAGCTTTCAAGATAATCGCCCGTTCGCTTCTTCCCGGTAGCAACGGCAACAACTCTTTAACTCCGCGCCGCAAAGTTTTATATTTGTTTTTAATTATATTTTCTTCCTCTGTTGACCAATTATATTTCATATCAAATAGACCGTATCTTGTTTCCTTAATAGTTAAAAAGAAAGGGTTATTTCTAACCCTTTCAATTGTTGTAACTCGTTAGTTACTATCGAGTTATACGATAATTCCTGACAAAGTTTTTGAATCAAGCCACGAGTACCCCGTCTCAAGACTTGCGAAGTAGCCGAATCGACCGCTTCTTTTCGTGAACTGATCGTCCTCTTCAACCTTAAGTTGCGAGCTGCGTTCCGAATCACTTGCGGTCATTTGAACACCTGCGTCAAGGCTAAGGTCAACCGCAAGGATAAGCTCGTCAGTTGCGCTTGCGAAGGCTGGTTCGCCGCCACCTGCTGTATAACCATTGTCAAACAGCGCGTTGTAAGCTTGTCCAACACCAAACTCATTCAATTGAACGAAGTTGGCAACACCCGGAATGCTAAGCAGACCGGATTCGTTGAAGATGCTCATGCGGATTTGATCCGGAAGAGGAATCGCTGTTGCACCACTTGTGGTGAATGAACCAGCACGAACGTTTTGTGGATTGTAAGCCATACCACGGATTTGCTCTGCGATTTCCGGGGAAATAACTAAGTGAGTGAATCCTTGTCCAACCTTTTGGGTCGGAGTTCCGCCCAACCAAGAGTTGCGAAGGCGAGAAACTTTCGTTTTCAAGCGGTTCACGTCGTCAAGTTGGAAAACGTTAGGTGTGGTTGCGGAGATAAGGTGCGGGGAGCCGTTAGTTCTTGCAGCACCAAGGGAAAGAAGCATTGTGCTCCAAGCTTGATACGCTTCCTTAATCATGAGCTCTTGCGCCATACGCTCAAGACCAGAGACAAGAAGTTCGAAACGACCTTGTTCCGCGTTACGCTTAAGCATACTAAGTGCCGTGTCGTATGGGAATGTGGTCATTCTAAACTCATCACCACCGGAGATGTGGTTAGTGGCAAGACCGCCCGGAGTTGAGCAACTCCAGATGCTAATGAGTCCTTCAGAGTTTCCTGTGAAGTTGTCAAGTGGAATGGTTGGAACTTCACCGAAGTTGTAGCTATACTGAGTATAGAAAGCGCGGTGGGTTGCGAATTGTTGGAGAACTTGAGTAATCACCGGACCTGCGAAAGCTGCAATAGCTTCGCGTGCTTGGCGACCGGATTCCCCATCCTTTGAGGCAAGAACCATGAGCTTAGTCAAATCCTTGACTTTCTCTGAGTCTTTACTGATATTTAATTTAATCATAATAATTTGTTATTCTTTAGAAGTTTGGGGGTTATTGATTACAGTTCAAGTTTGAAAAGTGCATAACCGTCTGGGTCTGCGGAGGTAAGGAACTTACCAACGTTTGCGACACCAGTTACGTTATTTGTAACCAACACTTGACCGGAAGTCGTGGAGGGAACCGCACCAGAGTTTGGGCCGGGAGTTCCGACAAAACCATTGACAGAGAAAATACCACGGGTAACAACAAGTGCCGCTTCACCGGAAACGATAATGTCGTTTTCGTATCGTTCGTGACGAGGGCGGAAAATAAGCTTTTCACCGAAAGGGTTGTTTTCACGAACGTCGAAAAGAAGAATTCCAAGTGGAACTTCACCGCTGGAGGTGTTCTTTACCTTCCAAGTAACGTGGTGGCGAGCTGCATATGCACGGGTTGGAACACCTGCGATTTGCCCATAAACTGCAACATGAGGGGTCGGAGGGGTGCCAGCACCATTCCAAACGTTAGTATTTCCATTTGCAGTGGTGATTCCGACAAGAGAACCTTTGTTAGCAACACCGTCAACGTGAGCGAAAAGATCGATAACGTCGTGCTCGTTGTAGTTGCGGTAAGGCTTCAAATTTGGCTTTGATGTAATATCCATAGTTTTTTATTTATTAAAAGATTATTGTTTGTTGATTGAGATCGCACCTGCGAGGCTTCCAATAAGCTTGGAGATTTCGCTGCCCGATTCCGGGGAAGTGCTGTTTGTAAGTGCTGGGGTTTCAGAAGCAGTTGCATTTTTAAGTGCTGCGGCAGCTTCTTTTTCTTTTTCGTCTTCAACAACAACTGTTTCTTCCTTTGCGGAAGCAACAACTTTTTTCGCCATGAAGAGTTCTGCGTTGGACTTCCAAGCGGTATAACCATCGGAGTCAAGTTCTTTGATTTGGGAAGCAACTGCTGCGCGTTGTGCGTCATTCAATTCATACGTAGAAGAAACTTCGTCCATGCGGGAGTTGAATGCTTCTTGCTTAACTTTTGCTTCAACCTGCTTGTTGAGTTCATCAAGCTTGGTTTGAACTTCGGAAAGAGTTTTATTAGTTGCTTCAAGGGTTGCTTCAACAGCCGCCTTGTCTTTTTCTGCTGCTGCGACTTGCTCGGAGAAGGTCTTGCTTGTTTTTTCAAGCTCAACCGAAATGAAGTCTCTAACAACGGACGCGTCCGCTTGCTTCATGAACTCAGGAGTGATATCTTCTGTGGATGTCAATTTCATATTCTTATTTACAGTATTTTTAGTAGTTTGTGAATTAATTTCAATGTTATTTAATAAATTATTATCATTTTCACCCTCCAAAGAGGCCTTTTCTTCCTTTTCGGGTAAAATTTCGGGAACTTTGGGGTCTGTTGAACAGCAATGTTCTCTATCGGGATTTTTAGGGTCTTCCTCGTTCTCGGTTGAAGTCGGAACAAATACGCCCTTTACTGGCGCAGCCGGATTGCCGGTAAACGCGCAGCCAAGCGGGCGGGCGTCTCCCTTAATAATGCAATAAACAGGCGTTCCATTTGGCATAAATCCTGTCCCCCCCTCCATTTTTAAATATTGAGTGAGTTCAGCGACTCGTTTGGGGTCCGAAATAATTTCCGCGTCAGCCAATCGTTTACTACCTAAAGCAATATCAAATTCGTTAAATCCGATTTCCCATGAGGTGCTAACGCATCCGTAATACGGGCTATCCTTATCGCCAGACTCTTCGATAACTTCGGCCATATACTCGCGAACAATTTTATACACAACCGAGCCTAGGCAAATATTAAAGGGTTCTTGCGAGCCAATCAATTCGGACTCCTTGAGCATTTTATTGTCGCCAAAAGAGCTGAACCCTTGACTAATAATGTGCCCAATAACATCATAACGGCAGTGCTCGATATTCATGTGGCGATCAACAAAATATTTGGAAACAGCAAGAGCGGTTTCAGTTGTCATGCCATGGTCGTTAGCGTTAATTAAATTCGCAACGGCAGCGTTGAAGCTGGTGTAAAGAAGGTCTGGGTTGTCGCTAATTTTTTCGTCGTCAGGAAGCAAAGACCTCAAATCGTCCAATGGCGCAAAAACTTCTGTGCTTGCCTTGGCTTCCTTCCATTTTCCAAAATTATATTTGGCGGTTGATTCAAATTTAGTTTTATATTTAAACTTCATATAATTAATTATTACACCAATTCATCGAGCGTGTGAAACAATAAGCTTGCAGAGCGAAAATCAAGGCTATGGCTGCTAGCCTCCTCAACGACAAGTTCGCCAATCGGGCCTTGCTTCATTGGGTTTTCAATATACGCTTCAATCGATCTCGTCCAATCCTCCATTTTTTCATTTTGAATAATTGCAAACGCGGTATTGCGGGCGATATCTTTATGTTTTTTGCTTGCGCGGGAAATATTGAATTTTGTTTTATAGGAATCCATAACGGAGTCAATTAATTCGTCCGCCTTATAAATAACATCTTTTAGCTTGGTGACCGAGTAGGTTTTTGTATTGTCGCTTCCGCTTCCAACAGGGGTAACCTTCTTTTTCTTTTGCTTTTGGGGCGTTCCCGTTGGTCTTCCAGCGGGTTTAGCTAGCGCGTCTTTTTTTCCAACAGGTTCGTAAAGGCCCTTCTTCTTATTGGTTTTAAAGTTCTCCTGAGAAACAATGCTATCATATTGTTCTGGCAGAACATGGGTTTTATAGGCCGTAATGGTTTCTTCGTTCGTTAGGAAGCCAAGTTCCGCCAAACGGTTATAAAGTTTCATGTATTCAACCTCGTCTTTAAGATCAACGTCCTCGAAAACAGGGGTTGGGCACTCACGGAAGCCTAGTGTTTTCGAGATCCTCTGCATTTCAGGAATCAAAAATGAATTTAAATAAACTTTGCGCGACTCTTTAAGCCTCTCAAGGAAAACCTTCATTTTAAGCATGGAGTCAGCATATTTTTGTTCCCCGAAGAAAATGTTCATTAGTCCGTTGGAAATATCCGCGTTAACCGCTTCATACTTTGTTGGGCCAAGAATTTTGGCAAGATCCGGAATAATGAAATCCATCTTAGTCGTATAGTCGGAAACTAGCACCCGTCCGACACTTTCTGTCTTGAAAAGAGTTTCAATAGATTCAACAAGCTCATCATCAACACCGTTGTCCTTATCTCCAACCGTGATAAGGAGAATCATATACTCACAAGCGCGGGAAATTAATTGTTCCGCCTTTTTGAATTCTAATTTTAAATTAATATCAAAAAGAACTGAAAAATACATCGGCACTGCCATTGGCTCGTAGTCTTGTTTTTTAAAAAAAGCGGTGATGATTTCGTCCGGTTTAAGCGGTATGGCAGTTGATACGCCTTTTGAAATATCATCTTGAACTTGCTTTGGTAAGCTCTTTTTGAGAGCCAAGTTTTTTGGATCGGTTGAATTTTTTAAAACTTGAACTTCGTAATCATTTAAAATCTTTTTGTATGATCCGTGAAGGAAATTGGCAGATGATTCGCAAGCAATATCGGCAGGGTTCAAGACAATGTAGCGAATAGGAACTTTCGCCAATGGCTTATTTTTAAGATCTTTTAGTTCGCCTTCAACCTTATAAAGGATAACATTACTGCTTCTGAAAAGTTCGCGGAAGAACTGGTCCCCAAGATTCCACCCCCCAATTTTCTCATACCAATCCTCGAAGAATCGAACAGAAGCCTTATTTTTGCCAACAAAGTGAATGGGAGAGTTGGAGAACTCCGACATAATATCAATAGATAACTTAAAAATAGAAACATTCCAATACGCTTTTTGGCAAAGAAGAATCGCGTCACGAACATTAACATCGCCATTTTGATAAGCGAAGGGGCTTACACCGCTGCTTATATTGCAAAGCAGTCCGCTAATATCAGAAGACGCCGCTGCTCCAGCGGCCTTGTTTTTCGCTCTTGAGGACGCCATCCCGAACAAGGAAGCGTCGGCAACCATTTTAGGCGAATTAAAGCTCTTCTTAATTAAATTTTCCTCCTTAATTATTTCCATATATACTTAGTTACACCAATAATTTCTTATTAAGCTAAAAATCTAGCCTTAAACATGTTTTTTTTCTTCTCAGGAGTCTTAAGCAGGGCAAAGTAACAAATTAATCCCCAGTTAGCCAAAACAAGTGCGGAATAAGAGTCTTTACGTGTTTTTGTTGGACCCGTCTGTTTCTGAAGGTTGGACGGAAGGTCAAACCTTTGGGTTCCGGTTGCCCCTGTTGTAGCCTCAATAAGGGCGCACTGATTTTTTGTTTTACTAATAACCAAACTCTGATTATCAATAAAGTCGATTCGCTTGGTTTCAAGATCTTCCTTTTTGTTTCCGTAAATCTCAGTTTCGTTGAACTTGAGTTTTTGGATAGGGATGTCATCAAAATTAACTCCCTCAGCTTCCGTAGGCGCGGCAAACCAAATTCTTTTGCCGTCAATTGCGCCAGAAAGGCTTTCGTTAGCCGTTCTAATCCACTGAGCGCTGAAATACTGAGAATGAACAATACGCTTTACTTTGCCCCCATTGTTATAAGATTGGCGAGCCTTAAACATTTCTTCCTCATCGAATACTTCAAATTCAGCGTCAAAAAAGTCCAAAGCAAACGGTAAAACCCCAAGATCATTAATATCCTTCACAAATTTAGCTCCACCCGCTTTATCGACAATCATATAAACAATGTTAAAATTATCAAAAATATATCGAACGTAGTCCATTCGCTCAGAGAGGGAGCAAGACGCGACAGCATAACCATGAACCATATATCCATGTTGGTTGTCCTCATCTACCTCAAAAATTGTCATTGCGAAATCGTCAGACGTTTCGGACGCGTCATAGTTCGGGTCAATAGCTAGCAAATAATTCTTCGCGCCGTCCCCTTTAATTTTAACTGTTGGGCTTTCACCCTTTTTAAGGCTTATTTCATACAGCTTCTTTGCAGAGTAGAACCCCGAACTGTCGCCAGTAAATTTGGCCATATATTCTCGGTCGAACTGAGCGCGGGAGTAACTTTTGCGGGCGTTTTCAACGTTGCTTTCGTCATAAAGGCCGACCGGAGCCATTTCACAACTCATTTGCATGATAGCGTGAGAAACGTTCTTGGCCGATTGATCGTTGATTTTCTCAGAATAGTCTTTATACATTTCATAAAGATATTCAAATTCATAACTTGCGGAGGTAAGCCCAATAAGTTTATTATTCGGAAATATCGTCCTGTCTTCCGGCTTCATAAGCCCAGCCTCAATAAGTTCGATTTCCGCCTCGCGAACCTTTTGGCGTTCACGCGGATCAATCTGAATAGCCATGAAGGGAAGTAGAACTTCATTGATGACCTTTTCGGATAAAAGCAAAAGTTCGTCAATAACCAATAAATTAAAACGATATCCCCGAATTTTATCGCCTGAATTATGACTACAAAATCCATTTACGATATAGTTATTTTCTACAGGAACGCGCAGATCATAGGTCTGCCTTTCACCCAGTGGAGTAACATTTCTAACGCAATCAATAAAAAAGTCTTTTCCGAACCCATGCTTGACCCTCCTTTTTGGTGCGGCGGCAATTACACTTTCTCTAACTTTGATTTTTTTGGCATGTTTTTCAAAGAAATGGCTTTTACCATCCCCAATTTCCTTACCAAAGACGCGGATATTTTTATAATTTAATTTAATTGAATTGCTTATTCTTGAAGAAACGATGCCAAAGCACAGTAAATACTGTTGAATGTTCAACGCAATTTCCTCGTTAGCCAATTTAAGAGTCCAAACTTGATCGCCGCTCGCCCTCTTAAAAGACTTTACCCCTGTTTCAAAAAGGCCAGATAGAAAGCCCTTTCCGAACTCTTTGGTGCAACTGAAAATACGCTCCTCTTGAACTGAAGAGAAAAATTGCTCCGAACCGTATTTATATCCAAGATCATACCCTAAATTGTATTCAGGCTGCGAGCATTCATACCTTTGCTTACTAAGCAGAATTCTATCTTGAAAGTTAAGCTGAGAGCAAATTTTCCAAACAAATTCTTCCCCATTATAAGCTAAAAATTCATGGTTTTCTCCAGCCGTTACCTTAAAGCCTTTTTTAGTAATAACTTCGTAACACTTTTGTTTTCCTGCGTTCAAAACGTGAGAAGCCCTAGAGCGAGACTTTAAAGTGTCCACAGATAGCGGGGAGTTCTCCCAACTATTGGGTTCGTCCTTTGCGTAATCTTCAATTTTAACAAGGCCCCGGTCAGATCTAACACGACTATTCGCGCCAAAACAGCCAAGCGGAATTGCAACAATCTTGGATTGTCCAATTTGCATTTCCCACGCATCGCTTCTATGGCTAGGTTTGCCAACCAAGCACTGCCTAAGATATTTACCCCCCTCAGAGTATGCCATGCTTTCAATTTTAGAAAATATCGATCTTGCTTGACGGAAAGTTGAGCTGGTAATCCCGATTGTCACTCCGGGGTTAAAAATAGCATAAAGAGGAACAAATATCGCCGCGATAGTCGTTTTCCCGAGTCCTCGACCTGCGACACCGAGAAAATAATCGCGGCTATTCATTGCTCGAAGCATAATATCTTGAAACGGATAGATATCTACGCCCATCAAAAGGTTGGCTGCAAAAGCTGGATTTGCACAGCAAAATTTTGCAAAAGAAACCTGAGCGTCTCTTGAACTGATTTCCCCCTCAATTAATCCTAATTTTTTATTGGTATCCGTAAGGAACGGATCTTTTAAAGTATGGTAACCCTCCTGCCAAGCCATATTATAATGAGTCCTCCACAATTTTAATATCAAGCTCCCCAAGCTCATACATGAACTGAAGATCTACCGATTCGATTATGTTTTTATTATTTAAAAGCATTTTAATATATTCTTTTGCCTCTTCCCTCCCATCAACAAACAAAAATTGAACCTCCGGGAATTCGCGGGAAATTTTACGCAACCCATGAAACGCACTCTCACCTGTAACTTTTTGTTTTGTAAATTTTAAAGGAAGATAAGTGAAGCATTTTTGATATGTTTCCTCTATTAAGACTACAATAGTTATATCCATAGCCCGTGCTTTTTCGCACTCTTTTCTAAACCTATCCAACCCCTTTGTAAAGGTTCCGATAAAGTCCGCTTTGGATTTACGGTCAACATGAACTCCGTTGTAGTTTTCTTTACTTAGTGTGTAGTCCCCAACATTAATTGTAGTTTTTTCACAATCAAAAAGGGGTTGTTGCTCCCGGGTATCAACAAGAATTTCGCATTCTTTGGATTCAAACTGCAACCAACGAGCGGAATAATCAAAATTAGAATTAATACCATTCGCCCGCGCCCGCTCAACAAACTCAAGGAAAAAACCCTCCTTGTCCATGAAATCGTAGCGTAGGTTTTTTGAAGACCTCCACTCACAGTATGTTGGAAGCCTTCCTCTTGATTTTGCGGAGCAGTCGGCCAACTGCTTCATTAAAACGTCTCCAGAAACCGCCTGTAGCCCATTGCGCCTAAGATAGGCGAACTCAGACCGCTTATCTATGAAAAGTCGAGTGGAATAATCTTCAACCCTTGAAAAGGGAATCGGGTTTCCGTTGAAAAGGTCAAACTTCGGGAAGTATTTTTCATAATATTCCTTTTGAGCCGTATTCTCAACCTTGGCCAAATGATTGTGTAGGCTCCGATAGGAATTGAACCCTAGGCCGCATATTTTGCATGTAAAATCCATGGGAGTTAATTTCTAAGAATTTCTTGCTGACCTACACCGCGAATATTTGCGATGTATTCCTCAAAATTTTCAAGGCGGCCCAATTCATTTTTAACCAATTGGTTTTGAGCCTCAGCGATTTTCAACATTCTCTTGCGGCCCTCCTCACTCTTCCACTCTTCAACAAACTTACTTAAGGATTCGTTTGCATCAGCAATGCTTTTAAGCCTAACTGAACGCGTGGAACTCAATTTAACCTGAAGGTCTTCGGCGCGTTTCTTGCTTTTATGAAGATCGTCTTCGCGACGCTGCAAAAGATCCACCCAAGTCATGTAGAGTTTTTTTGAATCATCGTCCCCATCGCCAACAAGAGCGTTATTAATTTTGTTTTCAATGATAACCTTGTTTCTGTGGACTTGGTGAATGTTAACGTATTCGGCGCAAAGGTTGATATACATGTTAAGCTCTTCGGAGTTTAAATCGTGTTTATCGTATGTGCCTTTAACAAACTCTTCTTCGAACATATCTTTCATATCCGCCTCTTCAAAAATCTTCATGTATCCAATAAAGCGAATGGACTGAAGATAGGATCGCAAAGACTCAACACATTTTTTTTGCGCAGGGGTAAGGTCGTTTGCGTCAAAATTTGCGTTAGTATCCGCCTGATTAATTTTTCTAACCAATGAAGCTGCGGCCTTCGGGGGCTTGTAATCGTCATTATCCTTACCGTCAGAACCTAAAAGCCCGATAGATTTTAGATACTCACTGATAATCTGCGGTTCGGCGGAAAGAGGTTTTAAATCCGCGCGATTGGGGAAGATGTTTTTTGCGAGCTCGAATGGCTTCATTGTTGAGGAATTGCCCTCAATAAATGCTATTTGATCTTCCGTAAATGAAACAATAGCTGTTCCCCGCTTAACCTTTGCGACATACTTACGAATTTCGTCATACTCAACACTTCTTTCATTCAAAGATGGCTCCTTGAAAGTTTTTTGCATGAGTTCGACGAGAGAAAACTTGTCTGCGTTTTTCTGTATAAACGCTTGCTGGGCAAAAGTTAGGTTATATTGACGTTGATCAATAACCGCTTGCACATATCCTAGATCACCTTTATTCATAGTATGTCTTTGTTTTGAATTACTTTTTTGGCGAGCTCATAGAATTTGTTACGCATATCATTAAGGTGTTTGTAGCCCGGACAGCGCCCACGTTCCGATGAACGCAACTTAAGCTCTAGGGCGACCTCTTTGTCTGACAGATTTTGAACAATCAAAAGATCATAAATTTTATATTGGGACGCTGGAAGTATTTTCCGCATTGAATCATGAAGCTTTTGAGAAGAGGAATCGTAATCGATATGGTCCGAAAAATCAGTAGAGGATGATTTCGGTTCAACGAAATCCTCGGAATCAATGGAAGCGGCGAGCTTTAAATTGTATCCTGTTTGCGCCTTTGATTGCCATTTCTTATAAAGCGGGCATTCGTCACACTTGGAACCGCTTGGAGTAAACGAGCAAAAGTCGTTTGATATGTTATGAGAGCAACCATTACAAGGCGGCGCGACTCTTCCGTAATGGTTTCGAACCAAATTAATAAGTTGATAGGTAATAACCCTATTCAACCATTGTTCCAACGGACGAGCCTGATCCCAAAGCGCCCACTTTTCATGAATGTGGATTCTTAAAATTTGAGAGATATCATCATAGTCGATATAAGATAGGGCGTTTAACCTCCACTTCCCCCTTCTTTTGGCAATTTCATGATTAACCGCGTCTATCTTATCTTCGAAGCTATGTAACATATTACTCTTTTAAGGATTCTTCTTGAGTGTCGGGTGCATATCCCACGACAAATTCAGGCGTTAATGACTTGGCCAAGGCCATAATATCGAATTTTTTTCCTTCAATAACAAAGGATTTCACATCACTTCCCCGTGGTGTATTTCGTTTTTGATGGGGGGTGGTCGCTTTTGAAGTTGAGGGTGAAGCTTCCAAGGTCGGGTTATTAAAATCCTCGCCACAAACACAGGCGTCGGGTTTATTGTGCTCGCCAATATATTCCGAACCTCGTCCGCATGACATGCAAAAAATCTTCATTATCTTTGGCTACGGGATGTTTCAAACTCTTGTAGAATCTCTTTAAGGATAACCGCAAGTTTCGCAACGGTTGGTTTTGACTCCAACTCAAAAATCCAATTCTCCAACTTATCTTGGCCAAGTTGAGGAGTTGCCACCTTGGCCAAACCATAAGGATGCGGATCTATAAGATTGGGAGTAACAAAGGAATCAACCTTGATGTTCTCTAAAACTTCTTTTTCTCCTTTTTGCTGCGCAATGAATTCGCGAATGATTGCCGCATTTTCAGCGTTCATGATAAATCCAGACTCTTTAAGAGCAAACCCCTTTTCCATAATGTAAGGCCAAATGTCGTCGTCAAAACCCGGCTCGAAGATGGCAACCGTATCATTTGGGTTGTAGAAAAGTCGATATTTAACGCCTTGACCAGAAAACTCTTGGTCGTATTTTTGCAAAGAAATGTATTTCATATTGTTTTGTTTGTGTCCCTAACTGTTATCCTACACTTAATATACCCGATTGTGAGAGGTTATTCCTGATTTATTTTAAAAAAATGCAAAAAAGGGCGGGCTTTCGGAAAAAGCCCGCCCCCTCTATTGATTTTTAATGGTTTACGCCTGTTTCAGTCTTTTTACGATAAACTTGAGAATCTCAGAGCGAAGGATATCTTCCTCATCGAATTCAAAAATAAAGATTCCGTTGTCCTCCGCTTCAATATTATCGAAGAGTCTAAGGGTCTTTTCGAAAGAACTGTCTCTTATATCTGCCTGAGAAGGATCGCCGCAGATAAAAATCTTGCTGAATTCCCCAATACGAGTTAGGAATGTGGTCATTTCGGACATTGTAGAGTTTTGAGCTTCATCAAAAATTATAGCCTTACTCGAAAACTGGCAGCCACGAAGGTAGTTGATCGGTCGGGCAGTTACAAGTCCACGCTCTAACAGGTTTTTGGAGTTCTCCTTGCCGATAATTTCTTCAAGTTTGTCCAATATTGGTTCGATGTAAACAGATAGTTTTTCATCAAGAGTTCCGGGTAGTGCGCCCAAGGATTTGCTTGCGCTTTCAATTGCCGTCCTGACATAAACAATTTCCGAAACCTTTTTCTCTTTTAAAAGGAGTAAAGACGTATAGACAGATATTAAAGTTTTAGAAACGCCAGCAGGCCCGCTTATAAAGATAACCTTACATTCTTTATCCGCGACCAAATCAAAAAAGTCCAATTGCTTTTCTGTCCAAGGGATTTTACAATCGATGTTAAAGCTCAATCCCTGCTTTTTGTTGGAGCAGACATAGGGTGAGGTGTCGGGACGCCGCGCCGCAGATCTTTTATTTGTTTTTGGGTTAAGGTTAGATACTTCGTTAATGGAAGCGTATTTTGGTGTTTTCTTTGTTGCCATAAGATGACTTAAATCGGCACTACAAGTGGCCAATTATATGCTTTAGCTATAGCCCTAGACACGTCGTCTGCGGGGTAAGCGAAACCTACATAGCGAACAGCCTTGGCCTTTTCCGCTGAGATAGGGTGAGCAACAATAATCCAGAAGCCTCTGGAAATTGCGTTGATGTCGAAAAGTTCTATTTTCCCGCGAAAGGTTTCCCGTCTTGATGCGGCGTCTTTAAATTCATTTAAATAACTTGTGGACCGATCTCTGTCTGTGTAGCTTTTCCAGCTAATCCCCGTAAGGTCCGCTTTGCTTGAAAGCCCCAGCAAAATACTATACGCATGCGTTACATCAATGTTTCTTCCTTCCCCATCACATAGAAACCCAACTTGCGCTCGAAGCCAAAACTCGCTTGAGCGCCAACCAATAAGCTCGCCCACCATGTCAAGCAGTCCGCCGCCGCCATTGTGGCCAACCAAAGATTTAAGGCTGGCGACCTCCTTTGCTGTTTCCTCAGATATTTTGGTATTTTTTTGAAGTTCGGTTTTTATGCCGGATATTTCTGACAAAATTTCCGTTCGAACGTCTTGACTTTTAAATGGAAATACAATCCAAGTATATAAACCCTTTATAAAGCCCATAATCCACCTTCTCCCCCTTTTAAAAACCAACAAAAGCAAGCCAATTATTCCAGCGGCCTCCGGAAGGAATTTGTAATCTTCTGTGATTTTTTTTAAACCGCTTATTATATCAGCCAACATCATAATCATATACCAAGGTTACACTTTAAGGAGCAAATAATTACAATATTTTTTACTTTTTTTCGGTAAAAAAGAATTTACTTTCTTTTGAGTGAAGACGTGTTTGCAACGCCCCGTTCCTCCATAATTTTTAATATGGCGGCGACACCTATTTGGCTACTCCGAGCGGTTGAACTCCACTTATTGTCTGCCACGTATTTTCCGGGCCTCTCGATAGATGACCCCGCCCACAAATAAGGGGTAGGTGTATTTATATGAAAACGCAAGTAGCCTGTGCCATTGTATCTCTCAATAGCGTAAAGGGTATCATCCAAATAAGACCAGCGGACTTCTCCCATTTTATCGTAATTAAGGGCATCAATTGCAGAATATTCCCAAGTGAAAGGCGGTTTCCCTGTTTTTGGGCGACCCTTTGGAATGTAACGAGTTCTGCCTGTTAACAGGGAGCCCTCGTGAAGGTGTTTTTTAAAGCTGCCGGATGCTTCCATATTATGCAGCGAGCTTATAATTTGCCAAGGAACATTGGTTGACTTATCAACGCTTTCATATCTCGATTTGTTTGCCAGTATTCTATCAACAATTTGATTGGCTTCAAATCTTTTGATCGCGCTAACCTTTGCTGAATCCCAACGATTTTCCTGCAATGTTCCTCCAAAAATAGAGGACACCAAAAAGACAAAAATAAATAAAATACTTTTCATTTAATTACCGCGCCCGGACAGATTAGCCCCCCAAAAGGGAGCCAACGGTAAGAACGCTTGTCGCGTAACAGATGATTGTTGCAATCCTGTAGTGAGACAACCATTGTGTTTTAAATCCGGCGTCAAGCTCCTTTTCCATTGCTCCGGATTCCGCATATCGAGAAACCTCTGGGAAAACCAATAACCTCATAATGGGGGAAAGAACACTAACAGATAAAACCAAAATAACAGCGTAAAGCAATTCTGCAAACGGAAGGGGCTGGTTTTCTGGCAAATTCTTATAAAGATACATTGAGGCCAAAAGAATTCCAATGGAAATGGCTTTGTTTTTAAGAAGATTTAAAAAGGCAAGGATAGTTTGTTTCATAGTTTTTGGTTTGTTAATGGTAGTTACACTAAAATTATATAAAATAAAGCCACGGCTTGGTTATAAAGCAAATACAGACAAAAAGCAACGAGCCAAGCGAGATAGCAATTGTGCGCAAATTGGAAATGGTATTTTTTTGTTTTAAAATTTGTGTTTCGGCGGCGCGGGTCTTATTTTGTTGAGTTAGAATTGCTTCGTCTTTTTTGTAAGACTCTTTTTGAAGCTCGGCAGCTTGAATATCCACGTTTTTTGCATATTCGGATAGAAAGTTGAGTTCGAATTCGGTTTTTTTGGATTCAACAACAGTTAGCCGCGCTGATTCTTCAACTTGAGCCACAATGGGCGATTGCGTGTGCTCTTTTTTCGCGGCCTGTGCAAGCACATATGTTTTTTCAGCTTGGCTTGTCGCGGACTTGGCTTGGACAACAACCTTTTCAACACGAGGCGCAATTGTTGGCACAACCACGGCACGCGGCACGTAATCCTTTACGCAGGACGTTGCACCTGCGAGACTGAGGGCGGCGCAGAATAAAATAGATTTAATTGTTTTCATATATTTATATTTCTTCGGAATCTAATAAGAGCCAGCGGCCCAATAGGTCGTCCAGTTCGAAAAAGTTTCCTTGTTGGTCGATTCCTTGCGCAACCCCATCGTCATTAAGGTAAACAACCGTAAGTTTGGATTTTTTGTTTTTTTTGAAAAAATACCAACCTGCTTCATCGGGCACAGTTAAAATGTTGTCGCTCATATTTAAATATTATGCTTTATATTACAGTCGAAAGTTTAAAATGGGAACATTTCTAATATTTTTTTATTTAAATCGCTAAAAACGTGTAATATAGTGTATGACTCCAAAAGAATATACAATTGCACCTCACGTATCGGGAGATTCGTGGAATGGAATTGACCTTATTACAATTTCAATTAATTCCGCGCCCCCGGACGAAGAGCTTGTTTCCGCGAAAATACAATTTCGCAAATCTTCAATGGGTTCTGTTTTTTTGACTTTGGATTCCGCAGACGGCTCAGTTGTTATTGAAGATGCGGCCCTTTGGCAAATGTCGGTTCCAAGCCAAATTGTAAGTTTGAGTCCGGACGATTATTATTGGGATCTTCAAACAACCGACGCAAGCGGCAGTATAAAAACCTATGTCAAGGGAACTTGGACTATATTGGGAGACATAACACGATAACATGGCGGACGAAATATTAATTAATGTTGAGCAAACAGAACAAATTGTTGAGGTTGTTCTTTCGGAGAGGCGCGGGGTTCCCGGCGAAAACGGAATTGCGCCTATTATTCAGGATGGCGGAACAGGCTTGGAAATAAGCGAAGATGAAGGGGCGACTTTTGAGGAGTTAGTTTCCTATCAAAGTATTTTGGATGCAACAAACATTTCATCTTCTTTGGCAGGCAAGGCACCCTCCACCGGCATTGCCGCCAGCGCGATCACTGGCACCGCTGTCACCCTATCAGGCACGCAGACGATCACGGGGTTGAAAAAAGTTTCAGGAATCACCTTTGCCAATGGTGATGAGGCTGTTCCCGCTACCTTGCGGCCTGCGGTGGGCACCACGGGGATTTCGATGGATGACGTGTATCTTCCGGCAGGGACGGGCACGCTTGCTCTGACCGACCAAGCGGACGGGAAAGTAAATCTAGCCACTTCAGTCACCGGCACGCTCCCCATCGCAAACGGCGGGACGAACGCAACCACGGCAGCGGCAGCAGCGGTGGCAATCGTAAACGGCAACCCGATCAACCCTAGCACCATCGGCGCAACCACGCCGGGCACGGGGGCGTTTACTACGCTGAGTGCGAGTGGGACGATTACAGGAGGGACCGGATTTACGACATCCGGGATTGTCCTTGGTGGCGCAAATTATCAGGGGACGCTAAAGAGCGTTTCAGGGGCGGCGTTATACCTCGCCACGCAGAGTAACCATACCATCGTCATGCAAACCAATAACGTGGATCGGTGGTATATAAGCGGCAGTGGGCACATGTCCACCAACGGGGCGCTCAATATGACTATCGGCGGCATCACCACCGCCACAGGGGGGCTGAATGCACCCACCATCGGCGCGACCACGCCGGGCACGGGGGCTTTTACTACACTCAGTGCGAGTGGTTTGATTACCGCAAACGCAGGTATTGCCGCCAGCGGCACCATCCAAAACACATCTTCCCTCACGGGTTCCCAAGCCACCGCATCGCTTAATTTATCCCCAACTTGGAACACCACGGGCAATCCGTCCTTGATTTATGGGAGAGTGACGAATACGGCGAACGGAGCTTCTGCTAACTTAATAGACCTTGGGACTGTCGCGGGAGGATCGCTGTTCTCAGTCAATATGCTTGGGGATATCACCGCTCAAAAGTTTAACGGCGTTTCGATTACTCCTACGACAAGTGGAACATCGTTATCTATATACGAAGGGAGTTCTTTTGCTACGAACGGCAGTTTCTTCACGGGCAACAGTTTCTACACGAGTGGCACTTTCTACACGAGTGGCGGTTTCTACACGAGCGGCGATTTCCAGACGAACGGCAGTTTCTACACGAACAGCAGTTTCTACACGAACGGCACTTTCTTCACGAGCGGCAGTTTCTACACGGGCAACAGTTTCTACACGAGCGGCAATTTCCAGACGAACGGCGATTTCCAGACGAACGGCAGTTTCTACACGGGCAACAGTTTCCAGACGAACAGCAGTTTCTACACGAACGGCAGTTTCTACACGGGCAGCAGTTTCTACACGAACGGCGATTTCTACACGGGCAACAGTTTCCAGACGAACGGCAGTTTCCAGACGAGCAGCGATTTCTCCACGAGTGGCACGGACCCAGTGACGCTAGCGATGCCGAGTAGCGGGACTGCGAAAACCTACACCTTCCCAACCACTGATGCCACACTGGCGAGGACGGATGCGGCGCAGACGTTTACGGGAACGCAGACGTTCGGAGCCATCTCAGTCTCGGGCATCACCACCGCCACAGGGGGGCTGAATGCACCCACCATCGGCGCAACCACGCCGGGCACGGGGGCGTTTACTACGCTGAGTGCGAGTGGGGCGACGACGTGCCAGCACGTCGTCGCCAACGGATACGTTTGGCCAAACTATCTCCGTATGGGTTCCGGCGCTAGTGAGATACACGTGTATTCGGCAGGCGATGGTATTTGCACGTTTTACAACAAGGCCGAAAACGGTTTTTCTCGAATGCAGTTCGGGGGAACATCGTCCTCCTTTGCGGCATTGCAAACCAGTGGCACGACGATCACTGCCGGATTGGCTAACGGCACGGCAGGAGGAGCGCTTGTGGCATCCGGCACTCTATCAGTCACGGGCATCACCACCGCCACAGGGGGGCTGAATGCACCCACCATCGGCGCAACCACGCCGGGCACGGGGGCGTTTACTACGTTGGCGGCAAGTGGGGCGGTTACACTCAACGCCGGAGTGGCCAGCACTAGCAACTCGACTGGCACGCTGAAAGTGACAGGTGGAATCGGGGCGTCTGGATCTATTTACGCGGGGGCATATATGGAGGCATCTGTCGTTCGTTCGGGATATTATATTCAGGCGGACACTGAGTTCCTATTTGGAGTTAATGGAGTATCTGACGTTTCATTTCGAAAAAACGCAGCGGGCGTCGTGGAGGTTTCTAACGGGACAAACACGGCTGGAAATTTGAGAGATATGATGCTTCGCAACCTCACCGCCTCCAACGCGCTCACCGTCACGGGCATCACCACCGCCACAGGGGGGCTGAATGCACCCACCATCGGCGCAACCACGCCGGGCACGGGTGCGTTTACTACGCTGAGTGCGAGTGGGGTATCAACGATGGCAGGGCAAGTCATTTTGCCAGTAGGCACTGCCGCCGTCCCCTCTATTTGTTTCTCCGCCGCAAATGGTTCAGGATTCAATCGGCAGGTAGGAGGAGAAATCCATTGGATACATGACAACATCACGCGAGGAAATCTTTCGCAATTTGGTGTCACCGTGAGCGGGAACGGGGCGTTTCTCTTTTTAAATTCCATAATGCTCCGCCGTCAAAGCACGGATGTTTTGGAACTGACCAATGGGACCACGACAGTTTATAGGGATTTGATGCTCCGCAACCTCACCGCCAGCGGCACCATCCAAAACACATCTTCCCTCACGGGTTCCCAAGCCACCGCATCGCTTAATTTATCCCCAACTTGGAACACCACGGGCAATCCGTCCTTGATTTATGGGAGAGTGACGAATAC